TCACGCGTTCTTCGCCCGTTCGCCGATGGGCAAAATGGTCGCCATAGCCGCCGAGGCGTTCTCTTTCTGAAGCGACAGTCGGCAGTACCGGGCAACCATGGGCTCACTCATGCCGACGATGTTGGCGATCTGGCGGGTGTTGAACCCAAGCCGGTCAAGGCGCACACAGGCGTGGGCTCGGAGCCCGTGCATCACGAGGTGCAGCCGGCGGTGCTCACCGAGATCCGGATGGGTGTCGCGGACGTGCATCCAGGCGTGGGTTAGGCCGACGCGCGACCAGGGCTCACCGCCTTCACGCACGCAGATCCGCCCAACCTCTTCCTTCCAGCTGGCCACGGTGGCGATCAGGTCGTCGTCGAACGGCACCCACAGCTCGCGCCCGGTCTTCTTCGTGACGACGTTGATGCCGAGCCGGCCCTTGTACGTCTCCAGGTCCGACCACAGCATCTTGACGATGTCCGACCCGCGTTGCCCCGTGCCGGCGGCCATGATGATGGGGCGCACGAGCTGCGGGGGCACGGCGGCCAGCGCCGCGGTGATGTGCCCGACGGACCATGGGATGTGCCCACCTTGTGGGCGCTCGAACTCAATACCGGTCGTGATGTGCTGTGGGAGCTTTTCGCGCACGAGCGCCCACTTCTCCAGCTGGCGTAAGGCCGTGACGACGGCAAGCTGCGCACCCGGCTTGCCGGCGAGCTTGTCGACGAGCCCCTGCACGACGGATGGGCGGACGTCACGGATGCTCAGCGCGCCCAACATGTCTGGCCGGGCAGCGAGGTCGAGGTACATGCCCCAGAGGTCCTGGGTGCCTTGCGCCAGCCCTTGAAACCTTGGGCTCGCCTTGAACTCCCGGATCACGACGACGAACTGGCCGTCGGCGACGCGGGCGGCCTTACGCCGGGGTTGTTGGGGCATTGGTTACCTCAAAGGTTGAATATGTTCGGCGTCAGCGTCACCGAGAGCCTGCTCCGCGAACTCGACGGCGCACAAGATCCGGTTTTTCGCCGACTGGTAGGCCCGGTCAGCCCTGGAGCCGCGGCGGCTCACCGGCCAGTTTTCCTCCAGCGTGGCCAGATCTTGCTCCAGCCCAGGCTTTATCCTGGCCACCAGCTCCAATGCGAGTTGCTGCTTCGTCTTCACGCCGGCTCTCCTTTGTTCGTGTTCCAAGCGAGCACCTTCTCCGCCTGCCGGCGGAAGTCCCCGCGCTCCCGGTAGAGCCGCTTCATCTCGACCCAGTCAGCCTGAGTAGGCTCGGCCTTGGCCCGGATGGCGTCGTGCGCCGCGTGGTTCTTCACGATCTCCTGGAACAGGGGAGGGATGCGCTGCGCGCTATTGGAGAACGCCATCACATCGCCTCCAACAAGGCTCGGATCTCCGCCGACAGCTCGGTAGAGGGTGGGTGGCTGCCGTAATCAGTCTCGTCCCACCACCGCTTCTTCATCGGCGACGGTAGGGAGCGCCACTGGGCTTGGCTATAGTGCCAAGTTCTGGTGACGACGCACGCCCCCGCCAGTTTGAGCTGGTCCGGATTGTAGACGTGCAACGCCCCCGCCACTTCCGGCGCCGTGCACTCGACGACGACGCGGGTCTCACCCGCGCGCGTCTTGAAGACACTCACGACGACACCCGGCCATCGATATCCGCTCACTTTCTCGACCCGATCTCCGATCTCGAAACCGCCAGTGGTGCCCATCACTTTTCCTCCATCACGAAGTAGTAGCCCTCTCGGGATCGGCTCTTGATCCAGCAGTGAAGCGGCGCGAGCTTGTCGCGCAGATCGCTCACGTAGCGCCGGATCGTGGTGAACGAGCGCTTGAGGTTCTTGCCGTAGACGGCGGCTTGCAACGCTGCATTGCTGATGGGCTCGCCCTTGTAGCCATGGATCGCGAGCAGCACGTCCATCTCGGTGGTGGTCAGCCGCACCACCGGGCCGCCGTCGCGGGTCACGGTGTTACGCCCCGTGGTGTCGATCACGAGCGGTCCGGTGACCACCGGGTCGACCATCGCGCGCAGGGTCTTGGCGACGTCCACCAGCTGAATGATGTCGAGCCGTCCGTTGATGAATTCTTCGATCTGGTGGGCGGCTTCGCAAAGCGGGTCCATGGTTTATGCCTCGTCGATGAAGTTGGTGAGCGGGGTTCCCGCAAGGTCGATCTGGAACAGGTACTCAGTCATGCCGGCGTACATGGTGCCGGAGCCCATGCGGCCGATCACCTTCGTGGCGCCGAGCTCGCTCATCAGCGCCGTGGTGAAGATGTGCCGCGAAATCTTCTTCTGCGTCAGCCATTCGCCCAGGCCGGCCGAGGAAATTCTCATGAGCTTGTCGTCCATGCCGATGTGGACGTGGATGGCGCCGAGCCGCGAGGCGTCGTGAAGCACCTTGATCGTGTTCGCCGGCGGCTTGCCCTTGGCGACATGGATACGGTTGGTGGTCAGCGTGTGGAATGACCGCGACGCGCCCAGGAACTGCGCCAGCTGGTGGGTGATGTTCAGCTGCTGCTTAATGTCGTTCGGCTGCGCCGCCTTGTGGGCTCGAGACTTCGCCAATACGCTCAGGAGGAAGTCCTTTAGCGCCACCTCGTCGATCGCCGTGAGGTTCAGCTCGTTGGCGTATCGCGCGCCCATCAGGATGACGCCGATCGTCGCCAGCCAGAAGCGCTCCTCTTCGGTGGTGGCGACCTCCTTACCCAGGTCGCTCATGAAGGTCGCCATTTCGGCGTCGACACGGGCATGGTTGGCGCCGAGGAACTGGGCGTAGGTCAGCCCCGCATGGCCGTAGTTGTGGTGAAGCGCCGCGATCATCCGCTGGGCGGTGCTCGGCTCGATGCGGCCGGCCTGCGTCGTCGGCGGGCGCACGACGAACTCGAACACCCTGTAGAGCCCGGCCGTCGTGGTGACGGTCCGGTTGGCGACGTAGTCCAGGAGGCTGTCGTTGGAGCAGCTCACCAGGAGCGTCTGCCACTCGCCGAGCTCTCGCTGCTGCGCGCGGGAGTTCATGCGCGCCTTGCCCTTGCCGCCGGTGGTCTCGAAGACCATGTTGACGAACTTGGCGGTGTCCTCCTCGGTCTTCAGCTCATCCCAGAAGATGGGCAGTGATTGGAGCTCGCCGATCTTCCCCATCACCGAGTTGTGGGTGTCGCCGAGTGACGCGATGCCCTTCACTGGGTCGCCCCACACGGCCTGGGCGACCTTCAGCGCAGTCGTCTTGCCGATGCCACTCTCGATCGAATAGGCGCTCATGACGACACCCGAGTGGCCGGTAAACTTCACCAGCGGCGCGGCGAACGCGCTCGCCAGGATGGCGTCCAAGTCGGGCCTACCTTGCGAGGTAATCAGGCTCGCGGCCGCGGTCCACGGGGCGACCCCGCCGGTGGGCTCGTACTGGCGGGCAATGACAGTGTTCGGGTTGGCCGCGGCGCGATTGCCCCCGGGCATCCACAGCTCGCCGCCGAAGACGAACCCCTCCAAACGCCCGGTGCGGTTGGCGTGGCACCACCCGAAGGGTGACGACGTCACGCTGTCCCGTGTGTCTTGCAGTTTCTTGATCCAGCTCATAACGAACCTCGACACGTTCTCGACGCCGTTGTTACCGATCGGCAGCATGAGCGCCTGCTCCTGGAGACAGGCGCGCATGCCCATGCCGCCGACGGCTTCGGTTGGCACGAGGATCTGCTTGCTGTTGCCGCGCTCGACCACAGTGTCGAAGTGGAGCACCCACGGGTCCTTCTGGAGCCACGGGTTGTCCATCCGGTACTCGCAGATCGGGATCAGGTGGTTGGTGCCGTCGGGATCGACCTTGAGCGCGTTGATCAGGCCCTGTGCATCGCGCACATATCCGGCGGGGAGGTCACTTGCGGATGGAGACCCGGACGCCGGCGTTGGCACCGAACCAAGTGGAGAGGACGTCGAAGTTGACCCTGTGACCGTCGGCCCAGGCGTCGCGCCAGTGAACGGTTTTGATGGTCCGAACCCGGAAGTTGTTCCGGCTGTCGTAGTCGAGACGCTCGTTGGCGTCCCAGTTGGTAACAATTGGGGGCTTGTCGATGGCAGACCGAAGTTCAACGGTGATTTTCCCAACGGGAAGTTCGGGCACGACTGGCACTGTGTTGCGCCGGCGGTGCTGATACTCTGACATCTGGGCCATCCAAGATCCAATCTGGCGCGTTCGCGCTGTTTGCGTTCATAGAGTTCGTCGGTGCTCGCCGGCGTATACCCGGGGTGCCCCGACGCCATGTCGTGCGCATCCTGCGGACCACCGGACGTGAAGGTCGCGATAAGCGTCGTCAGGTTCCACAGCGGGTTCGGAAGGCTCGCGCCCTTGGTGTTGATGGCGTCGCGGATGAAAGCGCAGTTCACCCCAACCGCCACGAGATCAATGTTCAGGGCTTCGCGCGGCGCGATCCCGCTGCTCAGTGCGTTATCGGTGACCGGCGCGCGCCTCGGAAACAGCGAGCTCGGGACGTGAACGTGTGATGGTGTGGTGGTTATATAGGGCGTCAGGATCTGCTCGATGCGCGCCACGCTGTAATCGAAGTCGGTCTTGGCGCTCGCCAGCTTCACCGGCCGTGGTGTGGTGGTCTTATGGTTGAATGTGTCGGGCAGGCGCAGCACGCGGACGCTGTCCACGGTGCACTGCGTGTCGCACTTCAAGCCAAGCGCCTTGGTGGCCTCGGCGAGCGCGTTCGCCAGCGGCTGCCATTCGGGCGGGGTGAGTGCGCGATCGAGCGTCCAGTAGGTGTGCAGGCCGCCGCCCGACGCCACCACAAGGCTCGGCTTCGGCATGCCGCTGCCCTTGAGGAACTGCGCCAGGGCCGCGATGGCTGCGTCCATCGAGTCGTAGGAGTTCTTGTCCACGCCCTTGGCGTCGATGTCGAGGAACAGGGACTTGAGCGCGACCGCGTTCTCGGCGAGCCGGACCGGCGCGTACCACTTGAAGTTCTGGTTTTTCTTGCTGATACGCTCAATGGCGCTGTGCTGCGTCGCCATGCAGACATAGACGTCGCGGGTGTCAGCTCCACGGAGCGCGAAATCCACGGCCTTGATCGCGTCGTCGACCGAGCGCACGGCGCGGCCGGTCCACGGCAGCAGCTCTTTGCCGTGCTTGTCGGTCTTGATTTTGCCGTTGGTCGGCCGGAACGTCCAGTGGACATTCACGAAGGCCGGCTCGTCACCGTCCTGTGGCCAGGGCAAGACACGGCTGAGATATTCGCGCGCACCGTCGAATGACATTCTGACACTTCCAAGCCAAGCCGAGCTGGTGGTGGTGGGCCGGGGAGTGATCCCCAGCCCGGTATCCGGCCGTTAGGCCGGCATCAGCGCGGCCATCTTGGCGTCGATGTCATCCTCGAAGGACGTACCCGCCGGTGGTGCAGTGTCCACGCCACCGGTGGGGAGCTGCGTCGGGACCGTCTCGACGGGTTCGGCGGGCTGCGGTGCCCCTCCAAAGCCGCCGGTCGCTGCCTTCCGCTCGTCGGCTGCCGCGATCACACGCTGGATCGGGTCGGAGCTCGGCGTGGCCGCCGGGGTCATCGCGGGAACCGGGTCGACCGGCTTGGGCTGCTCGAAGTTCGGCGTCTCGGGGGCAACGCCAGCGTCGTGCTCCGAGCCCTCCGCCAGAATGCGGGCGACGACCGGGTCTTCGCGCAGCGCGACCACGAGATCCGCCTCCGCGTCCGACAGCGGACGGACTTCGTTGACCACGAACTTCGGATAGCTCTCCTTCGCGTCGAAGGCGATCCGGGTGCCGATCGAGTAGTAGGGGTAGCCCATCTTCCCCATGCGGTCGCCGTACTGGGCGAATTCCTGGAGCGAGGCCGCAGGTACGCGCAGCAGCATCGGGCCGCCGAGCATCTCGTTCTTGATGTCCAGCAACGGCACGACGGCGAGGCGACGGCTGTCGCTGCACGCCTTTCCCTGTTTGCCGGCCGGGGTGATGCGCGACCCCCAGGCGTTCTTCGGGCAGGCGGCGCACGTCGTGCATTCTTTGAGCTGCACGCCGGCGTCGGGTGTCACGCCGTTGGTAGAGAAGCAGTCGGGCGGGGCGCTGGAGCCCTCCACCCAGCCGGCCTTGTAGAAGATCTTGGAGATCGAGGGGGACGCCTTGACGATGACGACTTCGACTGAGCCCCGCGGCCCGTCGCCGTCGTCGCGCATGAGCTGGACTTCTTCGCCGCGATAGCGCGTCGACCAGACCTTGCCGCGGTAACCGAGAATGCTGAAGCCGCCTTGGATGTTCGCCGCGAGATCGTTCTCGGCTTTGACGTTGGCGAAGCGTGAGGAGATGGCGGTGCCAGTGAAGGCGGTGGGAACGAGCGCGTTCATAACTGCTCCATTGAAGTGTGTGGGTGGATTAGAGGGTAGAACCGAGACGGTGGTCAGCCGGCGCGGCGAACTCCTACGACGTGGGTGACTGAGTAATTCACTCCGGGGGGAGGGGCCTTGTTGTTGGCGATGAAGTCCTCGACTGCGGTGACGTTGGCCTTGTAGTCGAGAAGATCGAAAGCCTTGTTGTTCAGGACGTAGTTCCAGAACGCGGCCTTGTCGGCGAGCCCGGCGGCCTTCTTGTCGGTCCGGTAGACCGTGCCGGCGCCGGTCGCCGCGCTGTCCACATTGAGCGAGCTCAGGTGGGCCAGTAGAACACTGTTCAGTTGCTCCAGTGTCTCCTCGAAGGGGGCAAGGGCCTTTTTATTTGCGTCCTTGAGTGCCTTGATGTGATCACGCAACTTGACGTACTGGTCGACGCGCTTGTTGATGTCGGCGGCCATGGTCATTCTCTCCAGTTTCGTCGGACAGGGTTGTCCAACTTTCCGATGTGATACCCGCCGCAGTGGCGGCACTTGTAGGGCTGCCCGCGAACACCACGGCGTGAGCGCCGGTCAGCGACTTCCTTGGCGAGCCGCTGGCTCTCGAAGCGCACCTTGCCCGTGCACTGCGCGAGTACGGCGCCCTGTTCGTCTAAGACTTTGCGGTTCTCCACTGTCACCTCCGGGGTTATTCCGACGCCGCCTCGAACAGCTCCAGCAGCCGTTCCTGGACGCGCTGCTTGCCCTCCAGCAGCTTGTAGATCTTCTTCTCCACCGGTGTGCTGCACAGATGCAGGTAGAGCTGCTTGTGCTTCTGGCCGATGCGTCTGATCCGATGGTTCGCTTGGTCGTAAATCTCCAGGCTCGTCGTCGGTGAGAACCAGATGACCGTGTCGGCGGCGGTGAGGGTGATCCCGTGTGCCAAGCACTGAGGGTGCGCCGCGATGACGTGAAACTTGTTGGTATTCTGGAAGATATTGAAGACCTCGGCGCGCTTGCCGGCCGGTGTGTCCCCGGACACCAGCGCGTGCGAGATCTTCGCCTTCTTGAGGGCTTCGCCGATGCCGGCCAGCGCGTGCTTGAACGGCACGAACACCAGCACCTTGTTGTCGGTCGCCTCGATACCGTCCATGAGCGCCTGAATGCGCTCCCCATTGTCGAGCGCCACTGTGGCGCCCTCTTTGGTGTAGACCCAGCCGGCGCTGATCTGGAGCAGCTTGCTCATGACCGCGCCAGCGTTGGCCGCGGTGATCTCCTGCGACTGCACGGCGGCGAAGCACTGGTCGGCGATCGCCCTGTAGACCTTCGCTTGGTTCGGCCCCATATCGACCGTGACGATGTTCATCGGGCTCAGCCCGACCGCCTCGGGCAGCTCCATGACGTCGTCCAGCGTGTACCTCACGGCGGGTTGAAGCGCCGCGAACGCGCGGTCCACGGCGTCGTGCTTGGGCACGTAGGTGAAGTTGGACACCTTCGTCATCAGTTCGTCGCGGAACCGGTTGAAGTATTTCGGGACCGTGTGAGGTGTGAGGATGCTGGCCTGCGCCCAGGCGTCGGTCGGCTTGTTGGGGACCGGAGCGCCGGACATGCCCCAGGCCCACAGCATTCGGGCCGTGAGCTTGCGTAGTGTCTTGGTCCGATTGGTGCCGCCGTTACGGAACACGGCCAGCTCGTCGATCACGAGCGTGTCGATGTCAGTGCGTGAGACCAGCTCGTCAAAAATCACCTCGATGCCGTCATGGTTGAGGATGTAGATCTCGGCGTCGGGGTCGGCGAGGCGCTGTAGCCGCCGTGTCTTATCACCGTGCAGCACTGCGCACTTGCGATGCGGCAGGGTGTTGAAGATCTCCCGCTGCCATGTGAACGTCAGCGTCGACAGCGGTGCCAGCACGAGCAGCTTACCCGCGAGGTTATTCTTCCGCAGGAAGTCCCACGCCCACAGCGCCGCCTTCGTCTTGCCGGTGTTGCCTGTAGCAAAGATGCTTCCGTTCCTACGGAGAAGTAGGAACGTGCTCGGCACCACGAAGCAATATTTGAAGCCATCAGTTGATGGCTCGCGGTACACATTGTTGGCAACGATACCGCCGTTCACGCCGTAGAGGCTGACTTCTGGTTTGATCTCCTTTGCATAGACGCAGTGGTCCGTCTTACCCCCACGTCGCGCCCTATGGGTAAGCGACGCCCGGCGCCCGGCCGCGCTATATGCGTATTGGATGAAGTCAGCGTCGGCTTTTGTGTAGGAAGAGAACGACCATCCGCTCGCCTTGCGGAATGACCCGTCCCAATACGTCGCTTCGTCAGCGACGACCTCTAGTTGGGCCTGCGACGCAGTCCACCAACTATCATCGAACCCCTTGGTGGCTGGAGCGGCGAACGTGAACCGGGTAAATCCGGCCGGGGCACATGGCTTTTCTGTAAAACGCACCCCCGCCGCAGTGAGTAGCGCCCGCATTCGCCCGATCTTGCGGGGTTTCTTCAGCCGCACAGCAACTTTGCCCCAGCTGGCATGTTCGTGCGCGTCAGCGTTAACCGCGACCTGTAGTCGGATCTCGGCATCCGACATAGCCAGGCCAACAGTCCCAACCACCTTGAAGGTAGTTAGAAACTTGAAGTCTCGACTTGCGCGCGAGCCGTATTTCGCCTCGATATACTCTGCGCTGACGACACGCCCATCAGCCAGGAGCACACGGTGCTCGGGCGAAAGCAACTGGTCCACCCCCCGTGTGGTCTTGAACCGGATCATTTCCACGCACGGCAATTTGACGAATTGCTGCGGCGCGACGAATTCGATTGACTTGGTCGTGGGAAGGTATTGGGCGACTTCCCCACCAGTGTAGTCAGCGATCCTCTTCCACCCGGTCGGGGATAGATACTCCGTCTCGGAGTCCACACACCCCATCCCGTTCAGCACGTAGGCTCGCGCCGCCGCGGTCAGCATTGCGCATGTCTTCTTCTGCACGGAGAAGGGCGTCCCGCCCGCCCAGTCGTAATGGCACAGGATCGGGCTCGGCGCGTCGAAGCCTAGTTTCCTGAGCATGTAGGTTTCGGCGGGCTGATGCGGAACGAGTAGGTACGGCACGCCGCCGCTCACGAGGCTTTTGGCTTCGGGGAACAGCGTCTGTACTGCCGGGGCGAAAGGCACGCCCAGCAGCTTGTGCCGTGTACTCACCTGAACTGACTGCATGGAGAAATTCCTCAAGAGCGGTCGTGTCGCCGTCGATCACGAAGACCACGCCGCCGGCGGCGGTGATCTCCTCGATCATTTTTTCCTGGCGATCAGTGGGGTGCTTGCCGGGCGCCTTCGTCTCGACAGCGCAGAACAATCCGCGGAAGCAGAACAACACGTCGAGGCTGCTGATCCCATACCCGCTCGGCACGGGCATGAATTTGTAGATCGTGCCCGTGTCGACGTAAGGCTTGAGAACGCGCGCGACCTTGGCTTTGACCTTGCCCTCGGGGGTCATAGGAGCAACATCAGCTGCCCGCGCAGCTGCTCTGATGGGAACGTGTCGTAGTTCTCTGATGGGAACTCTATGAGGTCGTGCCGGAGCTTCATTTCAGACCAGATAGAGACCGTGGTTAAGATCTGGGGCACGGGCGGGCCTTCATCTGGGACACAGAGCGAGACGCGAACGCCGCGCCGGTGACCCTCGTTGAACTTCCGCTGCCACTCAGCGGCGATGAAAACCGCGGCGACGCGCGAGCTACGACGCCGCGCCTCAGCTCTGTCGAGCTGGTGGAGCAACCTGGCTGGTACAGCGTCTGTCATGTGAGCAACATCAGCTGTGTGACCAGCTCGTCGGAGGGGAAGACGCCCGAGGGCTCGTGAAACTCGAGTGGCGGGTAGAAGTCGTCGCTGTTGGGGCGGGGGACGCTGACCTTCAGGTGGACGGTCCATTTCATCGTCTCGAACGAATAGGTCTCGCGCGCGACCACTCCGACCCCAGACTTCATCAGCGTCGGTAAGCGCTCGTGGAGAAGAGGCCCCGGTGTTCGGAACGAACCGGGTCTATTCACCGTGGTGTGGGCAGCTCCGGACCGGGCACCAACGCTTGCACAGGTGGCCCGGCTTCGCCGGGTAGTTGCCGTCGACATGGGCCTTCTCCAGCTGCTCGATCCGCGGCCAGATGTTCCTCCACATCGTGACCATGTCGGGACGCTTGAACGTCTCGCTCGTCTGGGCGTCTTCCTTGAGCCAGATAAACTCGCTTCGGACGCCCATGATTTCGGGGAAATGGGCGAACACGCATGCGGCGGTGAGTGCCAGCTGCTGGCTGTCCTCTACGATCTTCCCGGTCTTCCAGTCGGGCACCAGGGCGACCACGCCGTTGATCTTGATGACGTCTGCGACGATGCGCAGCCACACGCCGTTGTCGAAGTAGCCGCACTTCTGGAAGCTCTTGGTGATCGCGAGCTTCTGCTCCACCTGGATCGTCCCTTCGCCGTCGCAGACGCGCGCCGCCCAAGGCTCAAAGACCTCCATGCCGCCAGTCAGCGGCACGCCTTTGCCGCAGCGATCAGCCATCGCCTTGTGGACTTGGTTGCCCCACAGGAGCTGCTCGCTCTCCTCCTCTTTGACATCCTTTGCGATGTCGACATGCCAGTGTCGTTTCGGGCAGCTCTCGAAGTTTTTCAGCTTCGAGTAGCTCCAGGCGAACGGCTTGGGGCCGCGCCGTATGGTGACCGCCGCCATTATTTTTTCTCCAAAAGGCGCAGACTGGTGATCAGGGTGTCGCTCGGGAACAGCGGCCACTCGTCTTCGAGTGTGACAGCCTTGTCGCCAGCGACGACGAACACGAAGACCTTCTCCCCGCAGCGCGACCGGTGTGCCTCGATGAACTCGAACGGAAGCTTGTCACCGGGGCCGAGGTGGAGGCGGGTCGCGATCATCGCCGGCAAAGTCATGGCACGGGGGCTCCTGATACTGCCGTCCTGGAGCCAATACCGGGTGGCATCGTCGAAGTGCGACCTGTCAACACCGTGCAGCTCCGCAAAGATATTCTTGCGTGGGATTATCGGCATGGGTCTCACATTCAAGAAAGTAGATGTTCCATAACACTTGTGCGAAGGCCGAAAAAACCGGCCCGAAGGCCGGCGTTCTCTCGGGAGTGTAACCGTCAGGCCGCTACGGGCGTGCTCGGCGCCGTGGGGACAGGACCCACTACGGTGATGTCCGCCGGAGGCGAAGTGAGCATGTCCCGGATGCGCACCTTCGTGGCCGGGTCGAGCCAGTAGCCGACGTTGCGCCGCGCCCGGATCGAAATGCCGAACTCGGCCAAGGACCGGCGGAGCCGGTGGAGCGCGACCTTCGCATCGGAAGCGATTTGCAGACGCTCGCTGATCACTTCAGGGGTAACGTAGTCGAGCGCGACCAGCAAACCGAGCAGGTTTGAATTTTGCGATGAGAGATGGAAATGGGCGGCGAGAGTCTTATTGCCCTGGCCGAGCGCCGCTTCCAATTCACGAACCCTTGCCTTGAGATCAGCAATTTCAGAATTATCGGACGTCATCAGCTTGCCGCACTTTCTCTTTGGGAGTAACCAGTGCCAAACGCCGATATAATCAGACTATAACATAAAAGTGTCAAGCAAATTACAGCCTTATTATGTTAACCCAATAGTTCACTATATTACATATAGGTTACCAATATAGCAGATATACGTATAATCATGATTGGTTAATAGTATGAACGGCCGTCTATGTCCGTTATATACTCGACCTTACTTTGGTAGGAGTTGTATGACGACCTTTATAGTCGTAACAACCCCCACCGATCTATTACCTAATGGGCGTCGCCATATGACGGCCCACTACCTACTTCTGCGGCAAGTGGAAGATCTGGCGCCCAGCTGGGCCGCCGTGACATCTCCTCCAGCAAGAGCGATTTCACTTCGTTGGCCCGGCGGCGGGGAACGCAGTAGACCAGTTCGTCGTGAGCTTGGAGCCCGAGCTTAAGTCCACGCGCCCTGATGCGTGATGACGCTTGGGAAACCGCTACTCGCGCGAGAAACTGGACAATATTCTCCAATAGCTTACCGCCGTAGATGCGCTTCGGCTTGCCTCCATAGGTGAAACACCACTCGCCGATTGCTTCGTCGAAGTGGAGGTCGTGGTAGTGGAGCGCCAGCCCGTTCGGGCCTGTGATGGTTTGGTGTGTGATGGTGCAGGGGCCAAACGTGGCCGTGCCGCCGTTCGCCAGGACGGGGAGTAGGTTCTGGAGCGTCTTCCAGGCGGTGGAGATCGCGAGGTACCGGCGACGGTAGCCGTTAACGATACGCGCGGCTTCAGCCTCGCCCAGCTCGATGGCGGTGCCAGTCTGCGCCCGGGACAGCAGCTTGACTGTGGCGTCGAACTTGGGTGCCCCACAGCCGAAACCCAGCTGGAGGATGCCGGTCTTGCCGATGAACCCGTGCGCAGCGTGCTGGCCGTCCTTGCGCTTGCGCTCGACCTTGTAGCCGAAGATGTCGGACGCGAAGTTGGAGTAGACGTCGGCGCCGTCGGCGAACTCCTTGACGAGGTCCCATTGCCCGCACACCCAGGCGGTGACGCGCGCCTCGATCTGCGAGGCGTCCACTGAAAACACGTCGTCGTCGGGGTCGATCGGGATGAGTGCGCGCCGAAGCGCGTTGCTGCCGCCGCGGGTCGGCAGGTTCTGCATGTTCAGCTTCCAGTCGCCACTATTGTGGACAATCCGGCCGTTTGCCATGAACCTGTTGTGGGGACCGCAATCGACTATGTCCCACGTCGGGACGACGAGCGGTTCTGTGCCTGCTGCGCTTTTGTCGCCCAACGGAGATTGCCCGGCTCGTAATGTCCGTTCACCTCGATCCTGTCGATCGATGCTCCTACTGGCCGGCTCCCTAAGTTGGCCAACAACCAGTCCGCCATGAACGCGGTCGATGGAAACCTGAACTCGATCCCCCTGCCGCCGTAGTAATGAAAATTCGATGCCCCCGGGTTTGTGCACCGTTGATGTGCCCGACTGGCCACCTCCATTGCAATCCCCCATTCTTTGGGGGGCCATTTGGCGCTCAGAACTTTTACTTGAGCCCTCGTCGACCGCTTCTCCAACGGAATTGAAAACGCAGCAAGGATGGATCTCTGGCGGCGCGTCAAAGAATTCTCCTTGTTCGCTTGGGTGGCCGCGTCCAGCATTGCCTGAGAGGGCGCTACCCCGACCATCCGGAGCACCATGTTGCAGTGGCGGCACAGTATTTGGCGTCGGCCAAGAAGATCCTTCCACCGGCTCTGCATATGCTTGCCGCACCGGGAGCAGGTGAATTCGATCGCCGTGTTGTAGGTGATCAAGCCGCCGCACAGACGGATCGATCCGTGTTGCGTCAGGAACGTTTCCACGCGCGATGTCGTAGCCTCGCGCTTTTGCTGCCTCCAGCTGACAATACCCGTGTTCCACGGTCCAAACTCGGTGGTCGGGTGTTCCGACGATCCCGTCATATTCAATGACTTCCTTAACGCCGGCGAACGATAATCCCCCGTGGGAAACGAACATGTCGCCATCCCAAACAAGGTCATCATCCCGGAGATTATCTAACGATGTAGATACTAACCGGTTAGAGCGCAATACTTCTATGCTGGTGTCCCCAGCCAAGCAAAGCCGGTGTGTATGGGCGCCAGCGACACGCAGCGGCACGGGCATACAGCCGTCGAGCCGTGGGTTACCCGGCCAGGTAAGGTCGGAGATCGAGATCATCCGCTGCGCCCGGGACTCAGCCAGCGTCGACTTGTGGCCGAGGCGGGCGGCGACGAACGCTTGGACGCGCGGGTCCTCGTGCTCCTCCAGCTCGATCATCGCCTCGTCGGTCTTGGCGAACGCGTAAGTCTCCTTGCCGGTGGTCTTGGAGATCTTCAGCGGCGGGTCGACGTCGACGCTGCGCAGCAAGTCAGCGAACTTCTCATTCGACATCAGGTCCTTCGTGCTGTTCACCCCGTAGAGCATCGCGTTGGTGAGCAGCAGCTCCTTGTGCTGCTGCACCTCGTCGAGGTGTTCGGCGAGCAGCTGCTTGTCGAGCTTGAACTTCGGCTCGATCGCGCACCTGATCACGGTGTCAGCAAACACCAGCTCCTCGGTCGGATAGATGCGCGAGTGGACGAGCTCCTTGAAGATGCCAGCGCAGAGCCTGACATCCTGAAGCGCGTAGTCGATGAACCCAGGCATCAGGCCGGCGGCGCGGATCATCGCCGCGGTCATGCCCTTGACCTTGATGATGGCGTCGCCCTTGACGCCGAGTCCCAGGTGTTTGGCGACGCTCGCGAGCGAGCAGCTCCGCAGGAGATGTCCCAGGCACGAGCGGGAAACGCTCAACGTGCAGACGAACAGCTCGGGGATGAAGTGGAAGATCCACGCCACGAGGCACATATCAAAGAGTGCGTTGTGTGAGACCAGCATCACGCGCTCGCCGCTGGCCTTGAGACGAGCGAAGAACGCCGGCAGCTCGGGACCATCGAGCCAGTAAGGCTCGCCGTCGAGCCCCTCCTGGATGGCGCATCCGATGCACTCGAAGCGGGGATCGAGCACATACTCGACTGGTGTGATTTTTCGGAGGGAGTATTCGTCGTCGTAGTAAGTTTCGAAGTCGAGAAAAACGATCTTCACGAGCGCGCCTCGTTGACTACCGGTTACCCCGGGGTTACATAGGGCGCACGGCTGCACAGGCCGTGCTCCAGTGGGTGGAGCGTTGCGGGCGCAGCGGGTTGGTGGTTCTTCGCGCTGCGCCCGATTTCATTTAAGCCCGCCAACACAAAGTGCCAAACGCGGCCGTGTCGAAATAAAACAATCCCGTGAGCAAAAGCTCGACAGGATCTTCCCGCTCAAGGGGCTTAGCGTCCAAGAGCTGGGCCGCGGTGACTGTACCCGCGGCGTCGCGGATCGCCTCACGAAGCTCAGGAGAGAGCGAGGGCAGCGTGGCTGGGGCGCAGAACGGTGTGAGTTTATCCGCCAGATCCGACAAACAGCCCGCTCGTATCAAGGAAAGCACGGGGGGCCACAGATAACGGACTTGCTCGGGCGTCTCGCAGACTTGGTTCAACCGCGTAAAGACGTGCGCGGCCAGAATGAATTTCTTCTGGATTTCCATGAACGCTTGGACCCAGGTGTTCACCTTCTCCACCAGCTCGGGCGACACGTCGCGCTGCCGGGCGGGGTGAAGCGGAGGAAGCGGCGCCGGCACGCCCTTGTGGGTTTGGAAACCGAGACCGAGTACGAGGTCTGCGTCCAGTTCAGGACCATCGCCGTAGCGAAACGACCACGGTGACTCGACCATATGGTAGCCGTCATGGCACGTGGACAACATGGGCGCTCGTGCCAATATCTCCCGGTGCTCCGCCGGCGTGAACAGACTCTGACCCTCGGCGTGGGTCAAACCAATCTGCACCGCGGCGAGCATGCGAGACTTGAGGGCACCGATCTGGGCAGTGATCTCGTGAGCGTCGTTGTCGCGGAACGCCCCTTTGCGCTTTACTCGCCGGGCCATCAATCAGTCCTCCCATTTGGGTGGAAGTCGACAGCCACCGGGAAACGAGGAACGCCCGCCGGCGTCGGCTTGAAGAACTTGACGGTCACCTTACCCCCGAGGTAACGCGCCGCGTTCGCGAGAAGGTCTTTGGTGAACGCCTGGTTGCCCTTGACGCCGGCCCCCACTTCACGGCCGTCGGGCAGAGCGAACGTGATCTTCTTCGCGTGACCGGCCCAGCCACCGATACCCTCTTCGATGCGCAGGAGATCGAACTCGGCGGCCTCGAACTCCTTGCGCTTCATCAGGCTCCAGGATCGCTTGTCGGGCTCGTAGGGCGCGTCCAGGCGGATCATCTGCCCTTCGTAGCCCAGCTTCAGATACTCAGCGTATGCCTCGTCCAGCCCGTCCTGGTCCGTAACCTTGTGGGTAACCACCCTGTGAACCGGACCGAGCCGCTCACCGAGTAGATCGCCTACCATGAAGCGGCGTGAACCGAATGAGTAAGGATCGCTGGCGATGTCGTAGACGTGGTACTGGAGCAAAGTCATCGCCGCGGCGCGTTGTGCAGCGGTGGGGTTCTGCTTGCGCACCACCGACGTGATGGCGTTGAAGTCGTCCTTGTAGTCGTGGTTGTAGAGCTCGCCATCGAGCACGAGGTCCGGGTGCTTCACGAACACGGGTTCCAGCGCCTGCAAGATGTGCTCCACGTTCATGTGCCGCTGGTACTCGCGACTGAACGCGCCGTGGCGGCTGATGAGTGCGCGAATGCCGTCGAGCTTGGGCTGGCAATACACCGGGAACGTCAGGGGCTCCTTGAGCTTCTTGAAGTCCTGGGCGAGCATCGGGGAGATCGGCACGTTGACGAGTTCAGCGATCGTCGCCCGGTACTCGCGGGCGAGCTTCTTCGCCTCCTCGGCCTTCGCCTCGAACAGCGCCTGCGCATGGGCTGTGGGCTGAGACTTGGGTGTGCAGACCGTCCACTTCTGGTCGGCCGGCTTGCCGTCCATGACGCCGGCGATACTGCGCCATTTGTCGCCGTCGACTTCGAACTTCCAGGTGTAGACAGCGCCGGTCGAGCCGCGCTTGTAAATCCGTATCGAGTGATAGTAGGCCATCTCATTTCCTCGCCTGCTTGGGGACGTCGACGACGTCGCCGAACGGATACTTGCTCTGGGGGTAGATGCTGCCCCAGATCACCGGATACCTCGGGGGTTGCGTCGGGAAGCTGCCCATGCCGTCCGTCAGATAGACGAGAGCGTCGGGCGTGAGGTTGAGCTCGTGAACCTTGTCGAACACAGGCTCAAATGCCGTGCCGCCGCCGCCCGGCGCCTTCTTCGAGCGCACCACGTTCAGGTCACTGGGGTCTTCGAGCTCGTCGACGCGGTGGACCTTCGCGTCGCACCACATGATGAACAGCTCACGGGGCCGGCACTCTTCGAGGATACCGCTGACCTCCGCGAGGAACATGTCGAGTTCCTCCTGACCGATGCTGCCCGACGTGTCGATCGCGACCACCACGGTGCCAGTGCCGAAGCCAGAGCGGGCAGGGGTGTAGATGTCGCGCACGATCCAGCGCCGGTCCGGGCGCTGCCAGTCGTAACTGCCGGAGCCGAGTCTCCGGGCGAACAGCGCCTGGATCTTCTCACGCCACGGGACCTGGGGATTGAGCACCTCACCGAAGAACCGGTCGAGGCCGGCAGGCATCTTTCCTTGCGCCCGCTGGACCGCGGCGCCAGCCGCCACCGCCGCCTGCCAGCGCTGCTCGTTGCGCTGCTGTGCGCTGTCGTGTGGGTCGAGGCCCTTCGACGCGCCGGGCGCCAGGTGCTGGTCGAAGCCGGTGCCGCGCGCCTTGCCACCGCCGCCCTCCTGCTCCTTGTAGAGCTTGCGGTAGACGTCCATCCACGAGTCGTTGGCCGTCGCCACGTTGGTGTCGTGCAGCCAGTCCTTGTTGAACTGGCCTACCCCGGAGGTAACCAGGATGTCGTTGATGACCAGATCCTGCGCCTTGTTGGCCAGCTCGGGGTCGTACTTCAGCGACGTGCCATCCGGGTAGACGATCTTGCCCCGGTTCGCGTTCATGTGCAGCAGCACACAGTGGTTGAGCACACAGTGCATGATCTCGTGCGCGCATATGAAGATCCGCTCCGAGAGATTGTATTTGAAGAACGTCTTCGGATTGAGGATCAGCGTCGACCCGTCGGTTGCCGCGATCGGAACGTCTTCGGTGAACAGGGCGATGGTCTTCTGACCGGCCGTGTTCATCATTTCGTAGAAGATGTGGGTGAACGCCGGGCAGTGCCATGTGAGCGCGGCGCGGGTCCGGTCCCAAAGATCCAGCTCGGCGGCGGTGACGGTGGTGGGCTTCATCGCGGTGGACATTGGCGGTTACTCCAGGTCGTCGGCGAGCATGATGTCTTCGGCCGGCGCGAAGTGGTCGCCGGACTGGAGAGCGATCTGCGGCTTGCGCTTGTCGGCGATGAGGACGGCGGTGGTGAAGACATGCTTCGCCGCGGCTTTGCAGGCCGTGAGCATGATCTCCTCCTTCTCCTTGTCCTCGAAGTCGACGCGCAGTTCGATCATGTAGGTGCGCATGGACATGGTGGGTTACCCCGTTGCTTTGAGTGTGATGCGGAAGACGAGATCGGTGCGGCACGAAGTGAGCCACTGGTCGAGGAGCTTCTCTCCTTCGTCGCCCCGAAAGAGGAAGTGCCAACAGGTTTTGGAGTCGGCTCGGTAGAGCGGACTGGGGTGCGGGTCTCGAACAGCCGCATCCTTGTTGTCCACTGGAACCGCGGCGAGCAACAGACCACCGGTGACGTTCGAGAGACGATCGCTGCGCGTCACCAGGAGCTCGAAGATTTGGATCCTCTGATAACCCCCACCTGCGTAAACGCCGAAGGTCTCTTCATCCACGAAGGCGTAGGGGCGGTCGAGCTGCTTGGCCAGCGCGCGGAAGTAACCCCGCGGGTTATCCTTGGCGTGAGCTTTCCAGCGATCGGCGAGCGTGCCCAGGACAGTAGCGACACCGAACCGGATGTAGTGGTCTGTTGCCGCTTGGATGTCGACGGCGAGCCGTGAGAGCGCGCCCGCGAACCGCAGGTGCGCCTGCTCAGAGCTGGCACGCTTGCGCTCCAGCTCGGCGAGCTGCTCACCAAGGTGGTCAGCCACAGTGGTCATGATGATTACCTCAGAAGTAAGCGGTGGGCGGCCGGGGGAGTTGAACCCCCACGACACTACGATCCGGCGACCGACGCCGCCCACCTTCCCCGCGCGGGGTTCCTACCGGCCGGCGGCGGCGATTGCGGACATGAGCGAGGAGTTCTCGCGCGCCCACTTCTGGATCGCCGGCGTCATCACCAGCGAGGGCAGGCGGATCGCCGCCGACCGTGCGAAGGTCGAGGCGAACTCCTTCGGCAGGCGCCGGATGTACTCGACGACCGGGTCCATCTCTTCGGCCTTCACGCGGTGCGCCAGGTTGTAGCAGATCAGCATCTGCGCATCGGGCTTCTCGGGCGTCTTGACCTTGGTCGGGTTGGCCAGGATCGTCTCGTACTTCGGCATCTCACGTTCGAGGCGGACGAAATTGAACAACGCCGCGGTCGCGGCCTGGCCGATGTCGCCGGCGGTCTCTTCCATCGAGACCTCGTCGTCAGGGATCTCGCCGAACTCCTCTTCGAGGAGCCGATGGTGCTTGTCGACTGCGATCAGCGTCGCCGGCGTACACCACGGGCCTTGCTTCTCGGGGACGCCTTCGGCGAACACGATCTCAGGGTGCTGCTGGGCGAACAGCCGCGTGCTCGGGCGCACGTCGTTTTCGAGGCACCAGCGGTCGAAGCTGGCCAGGTCATCCGTGACGTCGATCTCGCGGCGGCGCCTGATGAGGTGGTCGAGCTGCTTGGTGGAGCCTGACCGATCTTGGACACGGTTGCCTGCGAACCACACGACCCAGCCGGGCGGCAGCAAGTGTGGGCCGAGCCGGCGGGAGTTGCTGTCCGCCGCTTCGCCGATCACCTTCTTGACGTCGGTGTCCATCTTGTCTTCCTCGTCGACGAAGACGATGCCGCCCTCCGGGTAGTCGACGATGCGCTTACCCTCGTGGTTACGGTAGAAGAACGGGTCCGAGAAAATCATCTCGGAGTGGTCGTCGAAATGCTTGGGCAGACCGAACCCGATCGAGTCCGACGGCGTCAAGTTGGCGCCGTTGACGACGACGAGGCCGATATTCAGGCCGAGCTTGGCCTTCACCAGTTCAGGTGCGCGCCGGATGGTGGTGGTCTTGCCGCGGCCAGGGGCGGAGCGCAGGAGGATCGAGCGTCCCTCCTTGAACCAAAGCGGGATGCGGCCGATAATCTGGTCGAAGTTCATAGTGCTGGTCTCCGGTGGGTGGATGCTTGTGTGTGTGCGCGATCCCCGGGCTGGTCAGGCCCGGGGCGTTACTTCAGAGGTTAGGACTTCAGCTCCAGCATCAGGGCGGCGTCGAGACTGCCGTGTGCCTTCATGAGATTGGCCACAAAGGCACTGTTCTGGCCCATCCAGTCTCTGAGCTGCGGGCGGAGCGCAAGGCGCGCGTCACACGACAAGAGGTGCTTCACCAGCAGCGCCTGTTCGGCCTGGGGAAGGCCGTCAATGCACAGCAGGAACTGGTTGAGCCCGCCAACTTGCGGGCCGGTTGCGCCCCCAAGCTCCACTTTGGAGATGTATTCGCGGGCATCCGCGGCGAGCTTCCCGATGACGCAATCGATGCGCCCGCCGCGCTCGGCGGCTTTCTCCGCGAGGTATTTCTTGAGCTCCTCGGGGTCTTCGTTGGTGTTCTGCTTGAACGCTTTCCAAGCCGCGGCGAAGCGATCCGCCAACGTGGCGGGTAAAGGTTTGGGCACAAGCATTGGTTACTCCTGGGGTAGGTGGGGGAGCTACTTCGCCCGCTTGGGGATGTGCTGCATCGAGAGGGCGTGGAGCACATCGTCCATCGTCCGTTCGAGGACGCTGAGGCGGACGTCGATATCAGACGACACCGGGGCCGCTGCCTGGGGCGCGGACCTCTTGAGGTGGCCGAAACACTCGGCACGGACATAGGCGACTGAGTTCCTACTGACCTCGCCGCCGAGTTCTTCAGCGACTTTCCTGTCGCTGTAGCCCTCCTTGTACTCGACGAGCCCGTCGCCGATCTGGTCGAGCACCTGATTGAGCTTGGCGTGGATGGCGATGGCGCCTTTGAAGCCTGCGTTGCGGCGGGGCTTGGGCGCGCTGTCGAACAGCGTCGGAGCACTCTCGTGCCCATTCATGACGCTCATGGTGGTGGTTCTCCGTGGGCTGGTGGGTGGTTACGCGGCGGCTACCAAATGCTTCTGGTCGCGCACGGTGGGCAGCTTCCCGGGCACGCGGTCGATGCACAAGAAGTTCATCTGAGTGCGCAGCACCATGTGCTGGTCGACCTCGGGCAGTTCGTTGAACCAGTCCCGGTCGATGACCAGCAGGTTTGTCGTCTTGTCGTAGAGGCACAGGAGATCGCGCCCCGGCAGCGTGCCGCTTTCGACGTACCGCACAAGCCGCGGCGGCCGGTCGTCAGGATTGAACGCGAACTCCATTTCGTTACCTCTGAGGTTGCTCGGGAAGGCGTTGTGAGACGAGCCGGGAATAGCCGGCGATGTCGTCCCAGTGGTCGGGAATGTTGGGGTCACCAGCGAGGATGCGCCCGACTTTGTGCGCGTTCATTTCCAACGTCTCGCGCTGGCAAGCGTTGAGACGCGCCCACCCGGGGTGGTTGCGCCAGAGATCCTTTGTCGCTTGGGTGATTGCAGCGTGGTCCGTGTAGTCCCCGTGGGTCTTACCACGTTCAGCGAGAAGGGCATCGGTCGGGGTTTGCATAGTGTTATGGCCCAATGGGTTGGTGGTATGATGGACAATGACACTTACTCGGTAACTTGCAAGGTAATACTCAAGTAATAATAGTATACCGGAATATACCTACCCTCGTTCGACCGAAGTCGGCATCGGGCCTGAAGGAAACGGTGGCTCAACGTAGGCTTGCATGACTACACGCTGCCCGATGGCCCGGTCGTCGGGCGGCCAGTCGGCCCAGTCGCTGCCAGAGGGGAGGGGCGCCGGCGCGGCACGTGAGAGCGCGCAGCTCGTGATCTTCCCGAGCACGGTCCTGAAGTGCTTCTTGATGAACGTCATGACGTCGTCTCGGTCGCGACCATAGAGCGGGATCTCGGTGACCGCGCCAGACTTGCGCTCGAACACCGCATTGAACAAGCGCAATGGTTTGGTGGTCATGAGGAATTCTCCTTACCCATCCGGGTAGTTTCATAGCGGAGCGCGCAGCTTGGATTACGTGCGAAGAGGTGGCCGCAATAGCGGTAGACACCACGAGCAACTTGATCCCCGGGGGCGATGTCGTATTCAAGCTCGCCACCTATGGCACGCCGGGTGATGAAGAACGGGAAGACCCTGTGTTCACCGTTCCCCTCTGTCCACCCAAGCAGCACCAACGTTGCCCAACAGGCGCGCTCGTCGCCGATTTGGTCAATCACCGACATGAGCTACCCTCCAGGTATCCGCCCGACACGGGTTTCGTGGGTGAGCGCGTCAGCCGGCGACACGGCGAAGACGCACCCAAAGATGCAGCAGACGCTGGGCCAACGACCGCCTGCACGCTCCTCCACGTCAACAGCGGGACGCATCCAGTAGTAGGAGTTGTGGATGTGCTCACGGAGTGGTGTCCACCCCAGCAGCATAATTGTCGCCGCCTCGGGCGTGTTGAACTCATAGGCCATGGTGGTTACTCCGGGGGTAGCCGCCCGACCTCCGCGCTCGTAGGCGAGCGCGGAAGCGGCTGTGCGCGAGTACATGAACTGTCCGCGGATGTCCCGGTCCATCAGAGCCCGGCTCACATTGTGCCCCACGTCGGCCTCGACCCGAGGACGAAACCACCGATAGTACTGCCCGGTGTTCCCTCCGACCGGTCTGGGCTCCCAGCCCAGCAACATGATCGTCGTGGTCTCAGCTGTGCCAAATCCATAACCGTCGTCCATCGTCGTTACCCCGGGGGTATCCGCCCGATGTGGTGTTCATAGGCGAGCGCGTCAGCCGCTATGTCAGTGAGCACAAAATTCCGCCCGATGACGAACGGCCGACTGTGAAGTGACGGTGTCGGTAGTGGATCACATGGCAACACCCGCCGAGACCAATATTTGTAGGACCGGTCAAAACTCCAGCCCAACAACATGATCGTTGTGCCCTCGGGCGTGCCGAAGCCATATCCCTCGGCGTCGTCCACAGCTCACCTCCCGAACCACCATCGTCGCTCTTGCGCGCCCAGCGCCTGGTGCGTCTTCAGCGCGGCATCGAGCGCCCGGTGCTTCAAGGCGTAGTCCGCCTCGGCTTGGTCCAGCGCAGCCTTGCGCTCGTCGAGCGTCTTGCCGAGTTGGATGTTCTTCTCGTGGATCTTGATGCACTCGTCGCGCATGTACTCGATCATGACGATGACATGGGGGATCTGCGTCTCGGTGAGTGCGCGCGGGCGCATCTCGATGATCTTGGATGCGATGGTGTTATAGGCGGCCGCGTCTTCGTCGGGCCCAAACACTGTGCTGATGTCGGTCATTGTTACCTCCTGAGTAACCCGAATTCCCGCTCGTAGTGGAGCGCGCTGTCGGCGCTCCATGCGAACACAAAGCCCCTGCCGACGTACACGCCGTTCACCGGCGCTGTATCACCCCAGCATTCTTCTTGGCGCGCGGCGCGCCGCCACTTCCAGGTCATCCGTGAGCCCGCGGGCTCCATCTCCCACCCGAGTAGGAGGACCGTTACCTCTTGGCAGGCGCGGTGTTCGAGGTAGGCGGGCGTACAGTCGCTGGACATCGGCTACCTCCTGAGTAACCCGAACTTCCGCTCATACTCCAGCGCGTCCTCCGCCTTCGACGCGACGACCAATTCGTGCAGCATAGTCACCCTTGGATGGGCGACGTACCCATGAGATCTTTCCCCTGGGAGAAGCGGACGCTGCCACGCCAACGAACAGACCTCGGGGTAGATCTGCCGCCACCCGAGTAGGATGAGCGTGCCGGCAACCACGTCGTCGCGAAGATCGAGCATGGCGGTTACCTCCTGAGTAATCCGAACCGCTGCTCATAATCGAGCGCGTCTTCTGCGCGATCCGCGACAAGCAGGCGCTTCTTGACCAGCGCGAACGCGCCAGGGTGCGGGTCGTAAAACTCCGCCTTCTCATGCGGTAGGATGGGGCGCTCCCACCCGAAGATGCATGCTTCATCGTAACGCTGACGCCACCCCAGAAGGATGAGCGTGGCGGCAATCCCGTCTTCACGGGGCTTCACGTCACTCCTCCAGGATGAAATAGCTGTGGTTGTCCCACGGAAGGAGACCGGGCAGACAAGAGTTTGGGTCCGGCAGCAGACGAACATGCCAGCTCTCCTCGACTGGCTCGTCGGTGAAGGCGAGGCGCCACTCGCCGGTGAGGCCAAGGTGCTCCGCCAGCAAGCGTGTGGATGAGAGCGCGTCCTCCGCCACGACGAGCGTGTCACAGTCAACGCCGCCGTCATCGTCGGGTGGTGTCACCAGATAGAGGTGCTTGGTGCTCATGACGCATTACTCTGGGGGTTACGATGTTCGGACTCAGCACGCGCAACGCGCTGACCGGCGCGCCGCTCGCGCTTCCACAGCGCGCGCTTGCCGAACGGCCGGAGGTGCTTCCACCACTGGGTGGCGCGGGCAAGCGTACCCTTCTTCACGGTGGCCATGGTTACCCTCCAGGTTAGATGCCCCACATGAGGCGGTCGTAGCGCTCGCCAGACGCGGCGCCCCCGGCATTGAGCGCGCGATCGCGGACACGGGCCACGTACCCCGCCGCTGCCGTGGTCTTGTAGTCCTCGGACTCGCACGCTTGATAGTTGAAGCAGTCGCACGCCTTGACGACTTGCGTTGGCACTAGCCTGGCGCTGAACTTCGGGCGTCCGTAGAGTTTCGCCGTGTTGGGCTCTTCCTTCAGCTCAGCAACGAAAGCGCTCTTGAGGATCAGCGCCGGTTCCAGCCGAACGAACTTGAAGACGACGGCTTCCTGCTTCCACTCGTCGAGGAAGTCGCGACCGGGGTAGCGCGCTTCGAGACTTCGCAGGTTCTCCGCCACGAGCATGTCAAAGTGCTCTTTATGTGGATCGGCAGTGAAGTTGACGATGAAGTTGACGTGCTCAGCCGAGCACAGCCAAGCGCTCATGGTGGTTCTCCATAAGTGAAAGGGTGTGGTTCGCGGGGGACAGGCCCCAACCACCCTGGGCGGGCTGATCAACCCAGCAGTTGGTTACTCCAGCACGCGGCCGCCGACCGGGCGGTGATACTCGGCGGCTTCGAAAATCGTGAACCACTCGGCAGCAAACTTGCGTTCGATATGGTCACGCGCAATCGCCCTCGCGATGCCGTCATCCGGCGCTTCCACGAACATGACTTACATCGAGTTGTGGGCGTGCGGGCACCGGCACCACTTGACGCGGAACTCTATGGCCATCGTTACCCCCAAGGTTACGCGCCGGCGATGACAGTGACGGCGAGCGTCGGAGGGACCTTGCCGCCAGTCATGGCCGACTTGCGCACATAGAGTGTGCCGATCGCGGGAGCGAACGCCGGCTGGCCATCGAGGCCGACCTCCTGGTAGCGCACCGCGCCCTTGGTCTCCTTCTCGATCTTGAAGCTCAGAGAGAGGTTCATGGTGTTGTAGTCCTTTGGTTTGGTGGGGAAGTTGAAAGGCGGTTGGGTGGTCCCACACTTCGGGCAGACGTCGCCCGGACCACACGCTCCGGACCGGCAGAGATAGCAGCGTCCGTCATGGCTCATTGGTGCCACCTCGTGGGTAACTTGGCGCCGTGCTTGAGTGAGAGCGCGACGGCTTGCGCCCAGCCATCCCGACGCGGCCAGAAGCTGTTGATCTCACGGTTGACGTGGGAGAGGACGCGCACATACCTGATGGTGCCATCGGTTCGAACCACGGGGACCATACGCTCACGCCACCCCAACAAAATCGCGGTGGCTTTGGCTGCGGGATCACGCCGGCGACTCATGGGATCCCTCCGGGGGTAACGCGTCCTGTTCATCGAGCGAGATCCGCACGGCACGCGCCCATCCACCTTCATTCTTGAGGAAGGCTCGGTCGAGGTCGTCGTTGATGAGCGCGTAGTAGAACCTACGACCACCGCTCGCCGCCCACTTGAAGCGACATAGTTCGCGCCACCCCAAGAGCAACGCTGTGGCTTTGACGGCGCGCTTGTCCATGGTGGATCACTCGTTGTCGATCACGGTTTTGAGCATGTCGCTGGCGATGCCGACCACCACGACGAGCGTCATAACCCGCCAGGTAATCTCAACGTCGACGAGCGTCGAAACGCCGATGATGACCCCGACGTTCGCCCAAGTCCAAGTGTTCATGGTGTTACCTCGCAGGTTGCTTCGTATCGGCGCTGTGCCTCTACGATCCGGCCGGTATCGCCAGATTGTGTCATGGTCCGATGGTCCTACAGGCCGGGAAGGATGAGTGCGCACGCGAACAGAAACAGCCCGATCGCGAGCGCGCTCAACCAGTCGGACGCTTGCGCTGGCCGTGTCACGCCGTTACCTCGCGGGTTAGGCCGCGAACTTCTTCACGGCCTCGACCACCGGATCGACCGGCGGCTGTGGGTAGGTGGCCTCCACGATCGCCTTGGAGACGCGCAGGTCCAGGTCGGTGAAGCTGCGGAACATCTTGATCGCCAAGATCTCGGCGTCGCCGTGGGTGCTGCGGCAGTGACGCGCGAGCGCGGCCAGGCCCTCGGCGCTGACCAGCACGTTGCGCCGCGGCGCGTTCTGTCCCATGCCGCCAAAGGACCCGTTGGTCATCCCGTCTTGGGAGCCGCCGAGGTGGTGGGGTCCTTCGGGGTCTCCGACAACTCCGACATAGATCGACATAGTGGTGGTTCTCCGTGGGTGGTGGGGGCGTGTGAGGCTCACTGAGGCGGCGCTGAGTGCGCAACGCCGCCCTATGAACCACGTAACCTTCGAAGTAACTAAGCCGCGATCGCCGCCTCGACGGCGTTGGCCTGGTCATCGCGCCCGAGCTCGCGCAGCTTCGCCACCAGCTTGGTCTGGTCGTCCTTGACCTTGAGCGCGGACAGCCGGTCCTTGATGTTGTCGAAGGCGGCGATCGTCTGCGGCGCCTGGTCCTTGATGCCGGCCTCACCCGTGATGAGCCCCTCCAGGATGGCCTTGGCCTTCTCCAGCTGGCCCTCGACGGTCTTCTCGGTGGGCTCGTCCTTGAGGATGATCGCCTTGATCTCGTCGTCGGTCATCTCGGTGTCCCGGTCTTTCATGACGCGGGCGATCTCGACCAGCATCGGGAACACGGCTTTCACCTTCTGGTCCTGCTGAAGCGCGACCTTGCGATAGTTGATCGCCTTGTCCCTCACCGTCAGCGGGTCGACGTTGGGGTTCTGGCACCACGCCACGATCTGGCGGACTTTCGACGCGTTGGCGGTCTGGCCCTTCTCGGAGTGGACCAGTTTTTTGCTCATCGAAGTCAGATAAGCGTCATACGCCAGGGCCGCGTGATCCTTCTCGCCCTTGGCCGGCTTCTCCAGGGTGATAACCCCCGAGGTTGCCGCGTCCATCAGGTCGATGGCGAACATGGGCAGGGCGTCCACGCCCTCTGCGGACGCACGGCCGAAAGCACGCGCACGTCCCATGAAGTCGTCGAAGCGCTGGTCGTTCTGCGCCTGCGATGCGCTGATCGGTCCGGGTGACATAGGGTATCTCCAGTGGGTGGGTTCGATGGTGGTTCGATGGTGATATGGGCGCGTTATGAGTGCGCGTCCACGTTATTCTCGGGTAACCTTTGGGGTTACTGCGCCAGACACACGCGGCGGCGCGACAGGTAAAAGCTGAACCCGAAGCGGCCGATCCGCACGAAGTGAAGGCCACCGACTTTCCGGTATGACATTGGTTACCTCGTGGGTCACGCGGCCGGCTGCGCCTGCGCGGGCACCACGGGCGGGTCATAGTCCGCGTAGATCTGGATCGGGTCGTCGACCTCGTCGTCGGTGAGATAGGCGCACGCCAGAATGCAGGCCGGGTCCGCGGTCAGCTCGTTGAACGCTTCCATCGCGGCTTCGCGGGTGTCGTAGTCCTTGACGCCTTCGCGGGTTTCGTCGTCGGAAATGGTCAGCACTCCGAACACACGGTGGACGTTGATCATGGTGGTTACCTCGTGGGTTGCCGCGTTCGGCACGCGCCAAAGCCCACCACACGATCCAGGTTCAAGCGTCTGGTGGTGTGATGGGCTTCAGTCCATGCCGGCAGGAGGCGCAGTGGTCCTCGGTATAGCGGTCCCCTTCTGCCCTGGTCGTGCCAGGGTCGAGTGCCGCACCGTGCGCGCTCCGCGCTGCCGTGTAACTCGGCCAGGTCATCGTAACCTCCAAGGTTATGGTGATGATGGTGGTGTTGTGAGAGCGCGCTAGTCCTCTGCGCCCCATGTTGGGTCTCTTGGCCGAGACAGGGTACCAGCCAGCCGCGGCGGGATGTGCTGATCCTTCGCCACTGACACAAACCTGGCGAACTCTCTCGTGCCGTCGGGGTACATGATCTCCGCCACGCGGAGGCCACACACCAAGCATCGCAAGCGACGGTATTTGTAGGTGCGGTTTTCGAGCGGCACCGAAGCGCCGTGCGGCAGTAGAGCGTGGGGCGGCAACACACCTGTCATGAGCACGCGCAGGTCACCACCACATGCTGGACACTTCGTGGGGGGCCTACGCGCCATTGGGATTACACTCGGGGTAACCTTCGGGGTCGTCATCACCGAAGAAGTATTCGGGCTCAGTCTCTGGCGTCATCGCCGGCGGGCCGGAATGGTCCGGGGGTTCGATGGGCTCAGGCTCTTGCGGTGGACCGTTCGATGGTGCGATGGGCGGGCGTGACAAGGTCTGTTCAGGCAACTTCAGGCGCTGCCAGAAAACATCCTCTTCGAAGTCGTCGCCGAGCAAGTCGCGTGTCATGGCGTAAATATCCATGACACTTGTCATGGACTTCATGTGACAACGGTAGCGATAAATGCGCCGCTTCCTTGCTGCCGCCTCACGTGCCAACACGCTAAGTTTCGCGCGGGTTTCAGTCACCTGCACCAGGAGCGCGTCGAGCGCGGTCTGTTCAACTCTGGAGGTGTCAAGCACCTCGGCTGCGGTCTTGGCGCGCGGAATATATGGTCGAGAATTCGACACGATTGTCATCCCTTTTCTGACGGTAACCTTCAAACCTATGACACGTGGTTTGTCTTGGGCGCTCAGTACATACTATGTGTTATGTGTTAGGCGCTCAGTACATACCAAATGTCATGGTTATATGGGCCGTTGTACAAGGTTTTCTAGCCACAAAACGTCTGAATATGTTGGGATTTGGTGATTATATGAGTGAGAGCGCAGAAATTAGATTAAAGCGTTAGAATTTAAGTTGTTGAAAACAAACAACAATTGTGCCTTTCTCTAATTCTAACGCGTTTGCGCACAACAGGGCTAGGACCAGCACAACCGATACAACCGCGGCCGGACCAACACACGCTCCGAGAGTGGAGGGGTAGAGGTCACTATATTATTAGAATTAGAAATTAGAATATAAGATTATATAAGTAACCGACCAGATACCCAGGTGCAACCTTCTCTTTCGCGTGCCGCGTCTTGATGTTCAGCGCCGCACAATCGAGAAGGCGACCGGCAACGCAGCGCGTCGCCAGCCCATCGAACCATCTGCCCATAACTCAGGAGGTAACTTGAGCGTCAGATGTGTTGTGCCCCACGCAATTCGCGGGCGACACGGTCCAGGAGCAAGCGCTGATAGCGGTATTGCTGCGAGCGCTTGCTTTCCGGGCGATGGACGATGCCCGATCCAGACGATTTCCAGTGGATATCTTTTCCACCGACGGGCGCAGAACACCTCATGTTGCGGTTCGCGGGAGTGTCGCGGCGGATTTTTTCTTCGATCCCGCGCAAGGGTTGCGCCTCAAGGACAACCCGCTTGCCACCCTTCGGACCAACGGACGTTGCGAGGCGCTTACCCTCACGGGCGTAGGCGTGCCATGCTTGCATGTTTCGTTACCTCATGGGTTAGCGCGGGCGGCATCACGAGCGGCGCGCCGGGCGGCACACTCGGCGATCTCACGGGCAGTAGTGGCGTGAGCGTTCATGCGTCGACGGGCGACTTCGCGCAGGAACTTCATACGCTCGGCGCGGTCACCAGGCGCAGGCAGTTTGAGCTCAGTCGGGACGGACGATTTGACCTTGAGCTCGACTGTCCAGTCGAACGACAAGGCGAGCGGCAGGCGGCCGGGGTGCGGTGCGGTGGTTGTAGGGGCGGCCAACGGGCGGGCAGTGCGCGCATCGTGGGCGCGTCGGCGTTGCTTGTTCGAGATCATGATTGTTACCTCCTGAGTAATGGGCAGTAGCGGCGCCCAGGTTGCTATCCCCAGGCGCCGCTTAATGGTTTTGTGATTTGATACGAGGCAGGGCGACTTCTCCCATTGGAACTAGGCCATTCGATGCGGCACCCCCCCGCGTTAGTCTCGGAGAACTAAAACCGCTCCAAGTCCCGGTTAACTGTAGAGGTTCCTATTGCTCTACACTCTAGGCACGGGGCGGGGACTACCCCCGGGGTATGTGGCCAGGCGGGGGTGCGAGCGTGCGAGCTTTTTTAGGGGGCCCCAGAATATAGGTGCCACGGAACCAATAGTTACATGAATATTACTTGGTGGTATAACCGCGGGGTATGACGTCATGCCCATGAAACCACCAGACCATAGCTCCGTAAAAATACTAATCCCGAATATCAGGCGCGTAAAATCGTGCTGTCAAAAATATATATTGGCCCAAAATACCCTTGTAACTTTGACGCAACCCATTAGATTACGTGACTCGAAACAACCCACCCATCAAACCATCGGGGGCCCCAGATGAAGAAACCAGAGAAGGACCAACCCAAATTCATGACGTTCGTCGAGGGCCACCCGCGTCGGGACGACGAGCCCAACCCGTTGGCCCCGATGGTGCCTTACGCAGCGCCATCCGATGTCCCTGTGCCGCTACGGCAGAACCTGAAGCTGGCGCACGACTCCGGGCTGACGGTGGCGCAGCTGAGCGCGCTCTACGAGATGCCAGAAGAGTGGATCACCCTGTTCGTGGCCGACGAGGGGCGCGCTCAGTAATACTGCTGTAATCTGATGGTTCTATAGGTAACCCCATTATAACTGAACAAGTTATAATGGGGTTTTGCTTTACATTTATGGGCGGCAGACTCATTTTGCTCTGGAACCACCAACCGGAGCCCCGCCGTGAAGACCAAACCCCGAAAAGCCAAACCCCGAAAAGCCAAGGCTTCGCTGCCGGCTCCCACGGAGAGCTCTCCGCCGTCGGATCCCCGGGCGCAAGCCGTTGCGCAGTGCAAGACCGTGCTCGGTCAGATCTTCGACGCGCTCGCCGCCGGGAATATCGCGGGGCTGATGATCGTCAGTACGAACGGCGGGACCGACAGCCATCGGAGTTTCGCTGGTCTGATGACCGCTGACCTCCATCTCGGCGCCTGTCTGGCGGTGAAGGATCTGGAGGCGATGTTCGTCGCCAAGAGCCCCGTCGCCGAGAACACCGCGGGGAGGGGGTAATGCGGGGCCCCACTGACGCAAACGAAGTCGTGGAGAACGACCCCCGGCAGATGGACCTCTTCGCGTTCATGCAGCGGCCGGAGGCCATTCGCAACGAACTCGGGCTGCTCACTGAGGTGGAGCTCGCCGCGGCGCTCGGCGTCACGGTCGAGACGCTCGCGACGTGGCGCGGCGCCGGCCAGGGGCCCGACTTCACCAAGCCGGCCAAGCAGGTGTTCTACCGCTGCGAGGACGTCAAAGCGTGGATGGACGGGAACGTGCGCGCCCCGAGCGCGAAGGAGCCGAAGTGATGGAAACGGTCGCAATCGGAAAAGTCGTCGTCTACACGCTGACCACCCACGACGTGGAGATGATCAATCGCCGGCGCGCCGACGCGCGGGAGCGGATGGACTGGCACCGTGCGCTCAAGAGCGGCGCGCAAGTCCATGTCGGAAACACGGCCGAGGTCGGCCAGTCGTTCCCGATGATCGTCACTCGGGTCTGGGGCACGAACCAGTTCAGCGCCTTCAATGGGCAGGTGATGCTCGACGGCAACGACACCCTGTGGGTGACGTCGGCGCACATGGGCGATGGCCGGCCCGGTTCGGCGATGTGGCCAGCGTCGTGACGCATCCACTCGACATCCCGGAGTTTCTCAGGCGCAACCGCAAGGAGAAGGTCGATGGCGGTCAACAAGTACAAGGCACCCAAGAAGATGTGGCGGCGCTGGGGGGTGGTGGGCCAGCGGGTGTTCAACGAGATGTTCGCGACGCTCCGGGACAACCCCCGCTTCGTCGTGTTCGCTGACGAGCCTCTGCCGACAAAACGCCGGTGGCGTGTCGTCGCTTGGAACACGGCGTGGCTCGCCGCCGACGCTACTCGTATCGCGCTCGACGGCATCGCCAAGAAGGGCTCGTGAACGCCCACGGCCGGCGGACGGCCACGAGGCGCTACCTGCACTACATTCTGTGCGGCGCCTCGTTATTCCAGATCTTTACAGGGCTGAAGCCGGTGAGATTTGACCAGTACATCGCCCGGCTGCCGCACGCGCGGAAGGTCGAGATTGCCTACACGCTACTGGCGCTCGGCGCTTCGCGTGGGGGGACGGACATGCTCAGTTGTGTCGACAAGTTGTCGCCCGATGAGCAGGAGACGCTGGGGGTCATCACAGGGCTTCGTCGCGATTACGAGCGCTCGCTCGGTGAGAAGCTCGACAAGCTGGCTCTGTTCCTGCTGGCGAACCCACTCCCGGTCACGTCCAACCTTTCGCTGTCACCTTCGGACCCGTCACACGCCGCCGCGTGAGCATGTGGCGCGCCATCATCTCGCCCATCCGACCATTAGCCGCTAAGGCCGCGTACTGGAGCGCGTCGGCGATGTGCGAGTATTCATTCTTGTCGGGCTTCGGTTTGCGCACCCCACCCCGGGTCCGCGCGTAGCGGTAGCCGCCAGACATCGCGCGTACCAGTGTCGGGCAGCGCGCCCGGTCGAACACGATCGCCGGTCCGCCGTCCGCCTGCCGCAGCAAGAGCGTCTCCACGGCGCGCAGCCGCGGGTCGATGTCGTTGGTGGGGGCAGGGAAGGCGGCGAAGCCGAGACGCTTCAGGGCCTCGAAGCTGGTCTCTTCGTAGATTGAGCCTTTGGCGATGCCAGCCGGGTCACCGACCACGGCGATCGGCCGGCCGAAGTAGCGCTCGTTCATGAGCACAGGGCGCAGAGCTCCCACCACATGGAGCTCGAGACCGATGTCCTCGGCGTTGACTTCTTCGAGGACGAGAAGTCTTCCCTTGTGGTCAACCTGGGTGATCACGCTGCCCGGGTCACGCCCGAAGTCCTGGCCGATGATGAGCGGGCGCCCGACGACGGGCATTAGGTTGTCGACGACGTGGAAGCTCGGCTTGAAGCTAGCGCGGAACACGGCTGTGCCGCTTGGGTCGTCGCCGTAGAGCGCGTTGACGTAGCGGTTGATCCAGTCTTGGCCGCGGCCGCGCGCCAGGCGCTCGTAATATTTGCGCCCCTGGGCGATGCGCTCGGGGCTGTCGACCGGCAGCTTGATCGTGTCCGCGGTCTGGACGAGCCACTCCAGGTTCTCCGCCTGCGGCGTCAGGCCGCCCGGCTGGACGAAGATCTGGGCGTCGGGCGGAATGTCGACGTCCATGATCTTGTGCCAATCGGAACCCTCCGACGGCATGTTGGTGTCGGCGATGATGCCGTGCCAAGTCGGGTTGCCCTGGGCCGCCGTTGGATAGCGTCCACAGCGGCCGCTCAGAGGCGCTATGAGGCCGACGTCCATTTCGATGGCCTCGGACATCCAGGCGCCAGTCAACTGCATGGAGAGCAGCCGGCGCTGATCCTCGGGGGTCTCCAGAGGGATCAGGATCCACTCGGACTGCACGTCGCCGATGTTGATGTAGACCGTGCTCTCGCTGACCTTGTAGCGGCACACGCCCTTGAGCCAGTGCTCGATGTCCTTGAGCACCGTGTCCTTGAGCTGCTTCAGGGTCTGGCGCACCACGGCGAAGCGCGTGTGCCGAATGCCGTCGGAGCCTGGAGCTTGTTCACAGGCTCGCCTGAACAATTCAAAGATGCACGCGGTCGTCTTTCCGGATCCGACCGGCCCGGCGATCACACGAAAGAACGCCGCGCTCTGCATGAAGCGCGCACATGTCGGCGTCGCTGTGTAGGTGATCGCGGTCATTGCGCCGTATCCACGGCGTCAATGGTGAGTGGCGCGTCTTTCTCGAACCTGAGTTGGGTCGCGCCGCCGATGTTCAGCGTGAAGGTGAACTTCTCACCTGTCGGACCATCGGACGCCCGCTCGCCAATCCCCGCGACGCGGGCGACCAGCTTGGCGAGCTCGGTGCGCGCCGGCATGCCCTGAGTGGTGTCGTGCAGGAGCTTGAATGCTTCGGGCAGCCACTCCTCAAACATGGCCGCCGACTTCAGGCGCACCCGGTCATGGGTGTTCGCCGCCGCGTTCCAGGCTTCGATTTCGCTGTTCAGGAGGCGGAGGAAATGGGGGTTGGTCTGTATTAAAGACCACTGTTCGAGGGTGACTTGATAGTTTTTAAGTATAGTTTCGAGTGGGTTTAAGTCAATGGCGATTTCGCGCGCCAGACCCAACAGTGTCCGATCAGAATTGACTGCGGTAACGACTTCGTTCGGCGCCATTGTAACTTTCTAGATACTTATCAATGACTTGCGCTGACGACGTCTATACTGTACGCGGAGACATGGCAAATGTCCTGCCGGCCCAGGGCGTGCTCCGTGTGGTGTCGCCCACCGAACTCGATGAAATGACGAAGGCGAAGGACGCGGCAGACGCAGCCGCGGCAACGCCGGCGGTGGCTGTTGCCTCGAACCTCGCGTCGTTCATCCGCACGCAATTCGAGATGATGCGGACGCACCGCAATTCGGCGTCCGGCTGGTCCGAGCGTCTGCTGGTGGCGATGCGCGCCTTCAACGGGCAGTACGACGCTCTGAAGCTCTCCGAGATCAAAAAGTTCGGTGGCTCCGACGTCTATGCGCGCCTGATCGCGATGAAGTGCCGCGGCGCCAGCGCCCTGCTGCGTGACGTCTATCTCTCGCCAGACCGCCCTTGGGGACTTGCGCCCCCGGCCGACCCCGACGTCTCGCCTGAAATCCAGAAGGCAGTCGGGGACCTCCTCAACATCGAGATCCAGACGGCGCAGAGCGCGGGCCAGCCGGCGAACCCGAGTGTCATCCGTGACCGCGCGAACCAGCTGATGGACGGCGCCCGCCTCGCCGCCAAGAAGAACGCCCAACGCCGCGCCAAACTGTCCGAGGACAAGATCGAGGAGATCCTTGGCGAAGGCGCGTTCTACCGGGCGCTCGCCGAATTCCTCGTCGACCTACCGCTGTTCCCATTCGCCTGCGTCAAAGGCCCGGTGGTGCGCATCGTGCCGAAGGTGTCTTGGCGTGGCGGGCAGCCGAACATCGAGCAGGTACCGCGGCTGTTCTGGTATCGCGTCTCGCCGTTCGACCTCTACTGGACGCCCGGCGCCTCCGATATCGAGGACGCCTCAGTCATCGAACGCACGCGCGTCTCCCGTGCCGACCTCAACGATCTGCTGGATCTGCCCGGGTACAATGTCGAGGAAATCCGCGCCGTGTTGCGCGAGTACGGCAGTGGCGGCCTGTCTGACAACTGGGACGCCACCGATGCCGAGCGGGCCCAACTCGAGTCCCGCGAGAACCCGACCTGGAACCGGTCGGGGCTGATCAGTTGCCTGGAGTTCCACGGCAACATCCAAGGCCAGGCGCTGCTCGACTACGGCATGCCGGTCGAGCAGATCCCCGACGAGTTGCGCGACTACATGGTCCAGGCGTGGCTCATCGGCGGCCACGTCATCAAGGTGCAGATGGCGCCGAGCCCGCGCAAGCGGCACCCGTATTACGTCACCAGCTTCGAGAAAGTGCCCGGCACTCCCGTGGGCAACGCCTTGCCGGATCTGCTCTCGGACATCTCCGAAGTCTGCAATGCGACACTGCGGACCCTGGTGAACAATCTCTCGATCTCGTCCGGGCCGCAGGTCGTCGTCAATGACGACCGGCTGTCCGATGGCGAGGACGGCGAGGACCTGTATCCGTGGAAACGCTGGCATGTGAAGTCCGACCCGATCGCCAGCAACACGCAAGAGCCGGTCAGCTTCTTCCAGCCGGTGTCGAACGCCCAGGAATTGCTGGCGGTCTACGAGAAGTTCGTCACCATTGCCGACGAGCTGAGCGCGATCCCGCGGTACATGTCAGGCGGTTCACCCGGCAGCGGTGCCGGCCGCACATCCAGCGGCTTGGCGATGTTGATGGGCAACGCCTCCAAGATCCTCCAGACGGTGGCCGCGAATGTCGACCGCGACGTGATCGAGCAGGGGCTGCTTGGCCTCGTCGACATGATCATGCTGACGGACACCACTGGGATGCTCTCGGGTGACGAGACGGTCCGAGTGATGGGCGTCAACGTCGCTGTCCAGCGTGAGACCCAGCGCGCCCGGCAGCTTGAGTTCTTGCAGGCCACCGCCAACCCGATGGACGCCCAGATCATGGGGCCGAAGGGGCGTGCCACGGTGCTGCGCACGGTCTCCCAGACGATCGGTATTCAGGGCGAGGAGATTGTTCCCTCCGCCGAAGACCTCGAAGCACAGCAACAGGCGCACCAAGCCGTGCCGCCAGGGCCGCTCCAGGAGGCCGGCGCGAAGGCGCAGGGCGGCCGGGAGGGAGCGAACTCCACCGGGGATATGGGCCCGCGAACCAACATCAATGGCGGTGCCGGCTGATCGGCCCCAGCGGCGCACCAACACGAAGGAAAATCAGATGGCGTCCTCCAAATTGAAGACCTCGAAGGCTGGCTCGTTCGCCAAGGGCGGCTCGGGTCACATGTTCGGCAAGCAGTCGGCCGGCCCGCAGAAGTCGGGCACGACCGGCAAGGTCGGTTTTGGTGGCGGCAAGTTCGCCAAGGGCGGCTCGGGGCACATGTTCGGCAAGCAGTCGGCCGGGCCGCGCAAGGCCGGTGTCACCGGCAAGTAACCAACTGACGGCCTCGACTGATCCAGTGAGGCCCACGACTGAAGGGAGACACGGATATGTCGGGCAAGAATATTGGCGCGATCGACGAGAGCATGATCAGCGCCTGTATCGAAGCGATCCAGAACGGCAACTTCTACGCTCTGGGCGCCGTCACGGCGAAGGCCGGCGGCGGCCAGGCCGCAGCGACGCAGCTCCAAGCGTTCTTCAACCGCGTCACCGTCGTCGCCACCGCCGACGACAGCGTCAAGCTGCCAGCCGGCCAGACGGTGACCGTGGTGACGAACGCCTCCGCGGCTTCGCTGAATGTCTTCCCGCCCACCGGCGGGGTGATCAACGCGATCGCGGCGGACGGCGCCTACGCGATTGCTGCCGGCAAGACGGCGGCGTTCTTCCAGTCGACCGCCGGTTATTGGAACACGCTTCTGACGGCGTAAGGAACACGGACGTGCGCGGCAAGCTGACGACCAAATTCGGCAGTACCAAGATGGCGAAGCCGAGAGCGAAAGCCTCGAACGCCAGCATGTTCGCGCACGTCTCTGCTCCACGTCAGAAGGCGCTCCAAACTCGCGTCTACACGAAGTCCACCGCCAAGGAAGATCCGACGAAGTTCGCGGATTTTGGCTTCGGGGACACGGGCCTGACGGGGGAGTCGTGATGAAGGGCATCATCGGGAAAACCAAGGTCTTCAACAAGGGCAAGGGCTCCAAATCGGAGATGCTCCCCAGCCGCTCCGCCATGACACAGCTCACCCGGGGCGACCCTGCGCAACGGACGATTGGCCAGTATGCCAAGAAGACGCCTTCGATGTACGGCGCTTCGGCGGCCTATGCGCGTTGCGGCGGGAAGATCCGATGAGTCCGACCGACGCCCAGGTGAAGGCATTCGCCGCGCTTGCGCGCCGCGCGCCACAAGAATGGCAGGAGTTTCTATCGGCGGTCCGCACCTACACCGAGGCGGCGCGCACCGTGTGTGTCCAGGCGCCGGCCGCCGAACTGCCGGCGATGCAAGGCCGTGCCCAACAGAGCATGGCGTTCCTCCAGATGTTCGAGACGGCGCTGGTCACCGCGGACCGCATCGAACGCAAGCAGACGCGGTGACCAAGGAGAAATTGCTATGACGCGCTTCGTGTCCAACATCACCGACCTCAACCACGCCGCCGCCAAGCTGGCCGATTTCATCGTCCAGGCGGTTAAGCGGACGATCGCGGCCAAGACAGCGGCCACGGCTACGCTCACCGCCGCCGAGATGATCAACGGCATCGTCCGTCAGTCCGGTACGATCGGCGCCCAGAACACGTCCACAGCCACGGCGGCCGCGCTCGTCGCCGTGATCGAGAACTGCCAGGTGGGTAGCTCGTTCGAGTTCATCCTTATGAACACAAGCGACAACACCACGACCATCACCGCCGGCGCCGGTGTCACATTGGTCGGCACGGTCGCTGTCCCCACCAACAAGACGCAGATTTACCGCGGCGTCGTCACCGCTGTCGACACGCCGGCCGTGTCGCTGGTCGGCCTCCTCTACGCGCCGGCGTAGCTACTACACGGGCCAGCCGACCACTGGCCCGTGGCAAAGCCTAACCACCCACACGCCCGTGCCGGGGAATGATCCAACGCACGTGCACCACTGGAGTTGTTATGAAAGCCAACGACAAGGATTTCGACCCTGACGTCGTCGTCCCGGCCGCCGTGAAGGCCGCCGCTGCGCGAGCTGACGCAGTGTTCAATGCGACCTACAAGAAAGACGCCACGGCCGCCGAGCCTGTTGCGGTTGAAGCGCCGGCTGCCCCGCTGGCTCCCGCGCCCGCAGCCGCGGAAGCGCCGCCCGCCACGCCGATGGCTACCCCCGAGGTAACGCCGCCGAAGCCGGACGACGTCACCTTCGAGCACAAATACAACTCGATGAAGGGCCGGCACGACCGTCTCGTGGCGCAAGTCCAGGCCATGAGCGGCACCATCGCGAATTTGGAGCGCGTGATCGCAACCATGCAGCCGGCCACGCCGGTGCCGGCCACGCCCGAACTCGCGCCCGAGCGCCTCATCACCACTGAGGAGGAGGCGGATTACGGTGCCGACCTGCTGAAAGTGGTGGGAAAGAAGGCCAAAGACGAACTGAACCCGGAGCTGAACGCCCTCAAGTCGAAAATCACGGATTTGGAGGGGAGGATCAGTAACGTCGGCGGTTACGTCGCCAAGTCGGCCAGGGAAAGTATGGAGTCGTCGCTAGACGAGCAGTGCCCGACTTGGCGAGAAGTGAATTTCATGCCGGAATTCAAGGAATGGCTCCAGTTGCCAGACCTTTATTCTGGTGCTATACGGCATTCGTTACTCAAGGCCGCCTACGAGCAGAACAACACTCCTCGGACGCTGGCCTTCTTCAAGGGCTTCCTCGCTGAAGAGGCTGCCACGGCCCCCGCGGGCCAACAGCCAGACCTGAGCGCAGCGCCTCCCGCGCCGGCCAAGGTCTCGCTCGAAAGTCTCGCGGCACCCGGCAGAGCCAAGACAGCCGCGGCCACCACCCCGACTGAGAAGCCGACCTTCACGCGCCCCGACATTGCGAAGTTCTACGTCGACGTTCGCGCGGGCAAGTACCGCGGGAAAGAGGCGGAGAAAGACGCCTTCGAACGGCAGATCTTCGCTGCGCAAGCGGAGGGGCGCATCCGGTAATCCCTTTTGAGGGCATTCTCAGATGTCGACCTATACCCAAGGCATGACCATTGCGAGCGCGGGCTCCACTCCCGCGCTCTACCCGGTCGGCGGCACGGCCAACACTCTCGGCGCCACTGGTTTCATCCCGGAAATCTGGTCGGGCAAGCTGATCGAGAAGTTCTACGCGAGCACCGTCCTCGCGGCGATCTCGAACACCGACTACGAAGGCGAAATCAAGAACCAGGGCGACAAGGTCAACATCCGGACCAAGCCCACGATCACCATCCGGGACTATCTCCCCGACGGCTCGCTGGCTCTCGACCGGCCGTCCGGCAACATGGTCACTCTGACCATCGACTCCGGCAAATACTTCAACACCATCCTCGACGACGTCATGGATGTGCAGAGCGACCTCAATCTGCTCAGCATGTGGTCCGACGACGCCGCCGAGCAGATCAAGATCGTCATCGACACGAGTGTCCTGAAGGGTCTCATCGACACCCCGACCGCGACCGTCAACCGGGGCGCCACCGCCGGCAAGATCTCCGCCGGCATCAACCTCGGTGTGACTTCCACGGGCCCACTCGCCGTCGTGGCGAACTCGCCCTCGGCCGGCCAGGTCGACGTTCTCGATGTGCTGCTTCGTCTCGGCCAGGTGCTCGACGAGCAGAACATCCCCGAGACCGGCCGCTGGGTCGTCGTGCCGACGTGGTTCGCCACGTTGATCAAGCGTTCCGAGCTGCGCCAGGCGTATCTGAGCGGCGACGGCGTTTCGATCCTGCGCAACGGCCGCCTCGGCATGGTGGACCGCTTCACCATCTACACCAGCAACCTCCTGCCCACGGGCACGGTTGGTGGCCTCGCCGCCGGCGAGTTCGGTGTCTTCGCCGGGCACCCGCATGCTCTGACGTTCGCGTCCCAGATCTCCAAGGTCGAGACGCTGCGTTCCGAGCAGACCTTCGGCAACATCCTGCGCGGTCTCCAGGTCTACGGGTACAAGGTGCTCGACGGCTCGGCGATCACCCAGGCGGTCGTCACGAAGGCGTAAGTGTACGGGGCTCCGGATATCCGGAGCCCCAACCTCCTACTTGAGGGCTGGTGATGGCTGCGCTCGCGCTCGTCTCCGATTATCTGGCCGACGCGCGGGTGCTCCTCCAGGACCTGATCCCGCCGTACCGGTATCCCGACGCGGATCTCGTCGCGGCGCTCAACCGCTGCGTTCTGGAGGCGCGCCGCATTCGCCCCGACTTGTTCTTGGCGCGCTTCTCGGCGCTGCCGAGCTACTCCACAGGGAACACCGCCGCCCCGGTCGTGATCGACGACCAGTACCGGGCGGCGTTCCTCTATTACATCGTCGGTATGGCGCAGCTTCGCGACGACGAGAGCACGACCGACGCGCGCGCCGCCGGCTTTCTCAGCATGTTCACCAACCAGCTCACGGGTTAGGAAGTGGCAAACGCGGACATTACGCGGCTGATGGACAACGCCCGCACCCGCGTGCCGGGCGCCTTGGACACTGCGCTCCAGATGGAGCTGTTCAACACCCTCACCGAGTTCTTTCAGCAATCGGATGTCTGGCAGGAGGAGATCGCCGTGGCGGTCGCCCCCGGCGGAAGAACCTATGACCTGTCCCCAGCCGATCCAGGACAAATCAACCGGCTCATGGGTGTAGTTACCGCCGCCGGCCATCCGGTACGCGCCGCCATGGGCATTCCTGGCACGCTGGTCCTCGCTAGCGAACCATCAAACGAAGAGACCTACACGGCGACTGTCGCGATGACCGTCGTCGACCCCGTCAAGACAGACGGCTACCCGAAATTCCCCGACTGGGTGCTCACCAAATATGGGCTGAAGCTGACCGACGGTGTCATCGGCAAGATGATGTCGCAACAGAAAAAGCCCTACACCAACAACCAGCTCGCGATCTTCCACCTGAAGAAATTCCAGTCGGCGATCTCTCAGGCGCGCACTGATAGCCGTCACCAAAACCTCTTCGCCGCCCAGCGCTGGCGGTTCCCTCGAACATTCGCGATAGGGGGCAAGTAAATGGCGGCGTATCAGGGAACCCTCTACTCACAGAAATTTCGTGCCGTCAGGGCAAGTGACGGCACGCCGGTCGACCTGACCGGGTGGCAGCTGAAGTCGGAGTTTCGCACCCAGGTCGCGAGCGTGGAAGTTCTGTTCACGGCAACCACCGAGAACGGTGGATGGGTCATCACAGAGCCGACAGCTGGGGTGTTCACACTCAATATCGCCCCTGAGCAGACCGCCCCCCTGCCGGTGGGGGCCGTCGTGTTCGACGTGCTCCGGACGGATCCGGCGAACGGGCCGGTTTATTGGTTCGCCGCGAAGCTCAAGGTCAAACAACCGGTGACACGATGAGCTTCGACGACCCGGAAATCGTGCTCTTGGACGACGCCGCGCTGAGCATCGCCACCGGTGACGAAGACGTCACTGTTACGGTTCCTGACGACAGCTCGCTCGAGATCCAGGTATTTGCCCTTGGTCTGCCCGGCGCCGCCGGACCTCTCCCATGGACGCTGCCTTCTGAATGGACCGCAACGCGTGGTTACGTCGCTGGTCCGCCGGCGAGCCTGGTCACCCAAAGCGGCGCTGCGTATGTGTGTGCTACCACCCATACCGCTGGTGTGTTTGCCGAGGACCTCGAAGCCGGCAAATGGGCTCTGGTCCTTACCAGCGGGGACATGCTCAAGGCCACATACGACCCTGACGGCACCGGCGTTTTCGACGTCGCCCATGGTGGGACAGGCGCTACAACCCCAGCCGGCGCACGCACCGCGCTCGGCATATCCGTTGTGGGTAGTACCGGCTCCTATTCGGACCTGACCAACAAGCCGACGCTCGGCACCGCCGCGGCGCACGCGGTTGGCACATCGGGCGTGGCGGTGCCGCTACTGAGCACGGCCAACACCTGGTCGCTCGCGCAGACATTCACGGCAGCTCCGGTGTTCACCGACGCGCCGGGCGCGCGCACCGCGCTCGGCGTATCCGTTGTGGGTAGTACCGGTTCCTATTCGGACCTGACCAACAAGCCGACGCTCGGCACTGCGGCGGCACACGCGGTTGGCACATCGGGCGCGTCGGTGCCGCTACTGAGCTCGGCCAACACCTGGTCGCTCGCGCAGACATTCACGGCAGCTCCGGTGTTCACCGACGCGCCGGGCGCGCGCACCGCGCTCGGTATCACGCTCGGCACCGCCGCTGGCAACGTCGTACAGCTCGACGGATCTGGGCGCCTACCGGCCGTCGATGGAAGCCAACTGACGGGTATCACGGCCGGCACCCCCGGCCGTACCCTGCTCACCGCGGATAGAACCTACTATGTGCGCGGTGACGGCGCTGATACCAACAACGGCCTCGCCAACACTTCCGACGGCGCCTTCCTGACGATAAATAAGGCTGTCGACACCGTCGCGGCTTTGGATATCGGTGTGTTTGACGTCCTCATCCAGGTAGCTGACGGCACGTATACAACGCCTGTTGTGTTGAAAACGATTGTGGGCAGTGGCTCCGTCACAATCCAAGGCAATATCACGACTCCCGCAAATGTCCTGATCAGCACGACCAACACCAACGCCATCACTGGTGCCAACATCATCGGAAAATGGGTAATCCGTGGTGTCAAACTTGTGGCTAATACGGCAGGAAGCTCGATCGAAGCTAATGGACCGAGCGTAACCATTATGGTCGGTAACGTCGATTTTGGCGCGGCGCTTGGAGGTGGCCATCTTCGTAGTGTGAACGGTGGGACTCTTCAGTTTGACCAAGGGTACAAGATCAGCGGACCGGCCCTTATGCACTATTTTGCCTCCGGCATGTCGTCCCTCGGTGCCAATACACTATCGGCCATAACGGTAACCATTATAGGAACCCCTGATTTCCATGCCGCGTTCGCCTATATTCAGCGTAATTCCCTTCTTGACGTACGCTCCTCTGCCGTAACGTTCTCTGGCGCAGTCACTGGCGCGCGTTACTACGCGAGCAGCAACGGCGTTATTTACACAGAAGGTAGTGGAACTAGCTACTTCCCCGGCAGCGGAACCGGGTCAACCGAAAGTGGAGGCCAATACCTGTGATATACGACACAAAAAACTGGTTTTGGGTTGTGGCGGGAAGTCTTTCATTCGTTTTTTCCAGCGCCATCGGCGACTACTTGCCGATAACAGACCCCGGGTATCAGGCGTGGGTTGCGCGTGGTGGAGTCGCTACTCCCATCGATACGCCGGCCAATCTTGGCGCCGTCCTCGCTTCTGCACTTGCTCGTCCTATTAACGCCGAAGTGCTCGACGGGTATCAGTCAGCGCAAGCCCAGTCTGTGATTGTGCAGACCATCTTCAAACTGCTTTTCAACCACGAAAATCGCCTGCGCGCCATCGAGCGCACGTTGAGCCTCAACAACTCTCCTCCGAATGTTGCCCCAGCGCAGGCGTTCGCCGCAGTGAAGGCACTGCTATGACCGCGACCATCATCAGTCTCGTGGCTCTCGGGGTCTCAGCCGTGGCTTTGTGGATTTCACTCCACCCGAAGTCGAAGACCCCCGGGCCTGTCACGCCGAATTATGCGTCCGACCTCGACGCCATCGCCCGGGAACAGCGCGGGTAACCCAGCAAGATAATCTGGCTCGGAGACGACGCCGCAACCCTCGCAGGCTAACCACGGGGTGGTTACCTGCGGGGTAAGTGATGGCGGTCTCGGTTAAACACAACAAAGTCTCCAATAAGACCGGCGACAGCGACACCACTATGGTGCAGCCGGCTGATTGGAACGACGAGCATAGCATCACCTGCTCGTCCAACGTTGTCCTTGGGCGGTTCAGCTCGGGTAGCGGTGCGATCGAAGAAATAAGCGCACCCCCGTTTGGCCGCGCCATTCTGGCCACCACGGACCAAGACGCCCTTATGGCACTCGGCCTGGGCCTCTTTTCGACGGGTGACGTCAAGTTCACCATCAAGACTATAGCCGATGCCGGCTGGGTGCTCTGCAACGACGGCACGATCGGGAACGCAGCGTCGGGCGCCAGCGCGCTCGCCAGCGCCAACACCTACCCGTTGTTTCGTCTCATCTGGGTCAACATCAACAACGAATTCGCCCTCATCTACAACTCGGACGGATCCGCTTCCACACGCGGCGCCACCGCCTCCGCCGACTTCGCCGCCAACAAACGGCTGTCGTTGACGAAGATGCTCGGCCGTGCGCTGGCAGTCGCCGGCGCGGGGTATGGTCTGACTCCGAGGACGATCGGCCTTGCGACAGGTTCGGAGACGACCACGCTGACCGTCGATCAAATGCCGGCGCACGAGCACGGGTACATCGACCCGGGTCACGCGCATGATTACATCCGTACAGTATCCATTACGAATATGGGGTCGGGGGACAACTACACACTTTCGATGCCTGGAGGTGTTGGGCCCACTTCGACTGTACTCACCGACATCACCATCCTGAAAGCCGGAGGGGGTGCCCCTCACAACATCGTCTCCCCCTATTCGTTCCTCAACGCGATGATCAAGCTGTGAGCGGCGACGCGCTCGCCGCGTGGAACATGCCCACACCGTAACGGGAAAGCTCAAGATGCCGCCGACTCCTGCACAGACGACGATCGGCTACCGCAAACTATGGGATCACGCCGCGATCCAGCCGGCGCGTGCCGCCGCCGCGAAGGCGATCGCGAAGAAGATTGTCGCCAAGAAGGACCTCTACCAGGAGGTCGAGCGCACCACGGGGGTGCCGTGGTTCATGATCGGCGCGATCCACAATCGCGAGAGCTCGCTACGTTTCAACGCGCATCTCCACTGTGGTGATCCGCTGACGGCGCGCACGACCCACGTTCCGAAGGGTCGCCCGGTCGATGGCCAGCCGCCGTTCACCTGGAAGGATAGCGCGTTCGACGCGCTGACCATGCCGCCGCACTCGCTCAACAAAGTCGGCCAGTGGTCGGTTGAGCGCATGCTCTACGAAATGGAGAAATACAACGGATGGGGTTATCTCAAACGGGGCAACTCACCGTATCTGTGGTCGTGGACCAGCGAGTATTCGAGCGGAAAATACGTCGCGGACCACAAGTACGATCCGTCAGCGGTCGACCAGCAAGCCGGCTGCGCCGCGATTGTGAAGGCGGTGTCGGAGATGGACGAGAGCGTCCGCTCGGCCCTGAACTCCCGCCAAGCGGAAGCCCCGAAGGAAGTGATCGACGACTACACGGCGAAGGAGCGCAAGATCCGAACGGCCGCGGCCGCCGGTGGCGTCGGCGGGGGCGGGGCTGAGACCGCCAACCAGACCACCAGCACCGAGGAGGCGCCACCGTCCCTGGTGACGTCGGTCGCCACCTACACCGTGATCGGCGCCGCCGTCGCGGCGTTCCTCGCCGTCACGTTCCTGATCGTGCGCAAGAAGGCGCTGATTGCTGAAAAGTGGGGCTGAGCCATGTGGGTCAAAACCAAATCATGGTGCTGGCATTCGCTGACGGTCGCCTGGGGCTACATCCAGATCGCCGCGGGGATGCTCGCGGTCTTCACCAACCAACTGCTCGACAGCGCCATGGATCTGCTGGGCGACCCGGCGCTGTCGGACTCCGTGAGGGCGTTCATGCCGTCGAAGGGCTGGGCGACGTTCATCGCAGTGTGTGGCGCCATTACCGTGGCGGCGCGCATTCGGTCGCTGGTCCGGAAGGCGTAATCCGATGTTGTCGATGATCCTCAAAGCCATCGGCTTGCCATTCGTCGACAAGCTCATCGAGGGCGGGGTTCATCTTTTCGACGCCTACCTCAAGAAGCAGATCAGCATCGAGGAGCTGCGCACCCAGCTCCTCGGCGTCGCCATGCGTAGTGCCTCTGAGGTCGAAATCGCGCACGCTCAGAGCCTGACGTCGACGTACAACACCTTCATAGCCGCCGCGGCGCAAAACCCGACGATGGCGCGGGTGTGGGCGGCGACGGCGTTGTCCCAGCTGTTCGTGCTCCTCTGGCATCAGCTCGGAATTCCCTTCTATGTCTGGGCAGCCAGCACACCCGGCCACGTCGCCCACTACCCATCGTCCGGCGCGACCGTCGACTGGGCCTACGCCCTGTTGATGTTCTGTCTCGGCGGCGGCGCCATCGCGCTGCGTGCCGGCCCCGGCTCGGCCAGTGTCACAGACCAGCTCAAGAGTCTGATCACCGGAGGTCGGAAGTGAGCGCCATGTCACCCAACCAACTGACCCCGAAGTGGTATGAGGGCCCCAAGCTCGCCTATGGGCTGATCTTCGCCATGCTGCTCCACGCGTTCAGTGTTGTGTGGTGGGCTTCGGATATGACGAGTCGCGTCGGAAAACTCGAGACGCACGTCGTCGATACCAAGAACCAGTCGACCGAAATCGCGCGCTTGCAGGAGAACTCCATCTACATCAAGGAGTCGCTGACCGAGATCAAGCTCCTCCTGCGCACCCACACGTCTCCGAAACTATGACGTCGCGCTCGCCCGACAAGCTCTACACAGGGTTCTCGCGTCTGGAGAGCCTGGCCGAGCTCAACAAGAGGTCTGTGAAACGGTCGCGTATCGGCGTCACGCGCGGCGGATCGAGCCGCAAGAACGCCGGCGCGAAAGTCGCGGCGACGCGCGCCAAATTCAAACCCACTCAGTGGAAATAGGAGCGACCATGGCGTCCAAACAGAAATATTTCACCAAGGAAGATGCGCCTGCGGCCACGGTCGCCGCGGCGGAAACACCGGCCGAAACACCGACTGAAGCGCCGGCCGAAGTGGCGCCTATTGTCGGCGAGATCAAGCAGCTCGATGGCGCTCACCTGAAGTTCGAGGTGACGGTCGAGGACCTCCCGCCGCTCGATGCGGCGCCCGAGCCCGAGCCCGAGCGCGAGCGCGAACCCGAACCCGAACCCGAACCTGAGCTTGGTCGGCCGGCTTCGGTGCCGTTGGTCGGGTCAGCGTCGGCCCCCCGTTTCACCGAGCAGACGATGCGCGAGATGGCCGCCGGACGCGCGGTGCTGGCGCAACGCGGCTAACGGCAGGAGACCGCAATGGCCGCGAACGTCATGAAGAACTTCGGGGGTATGATCCCGGCGATCGATGACCGCCTGCTCCCCGACGGTTCCGCGGCCTTCGCGCGTAATTGCTGGCTTTACGCCGGCACCCTTGCTGGGCTTCCCGCAGGGGTGCCGATCCATAACTGTGGCGGTGCGGGCGTCGCAAAAGTTCTCCGCCTTCCGAACAATTACGTCGACGCCGCGCACATCGAGGACTCGGTCTGGGTGGAGTTTACCAACCCCGACACCGACGTCATACGCAGCCCGGTCGTGGGGGACACCTCGGACCGCTACTACTGGGCGTCGTCCTCAAGCGCGCCGCGGTATAACCCGCGGGCGCGGCTGGTCGCGGGTGACCCGGCGTTTCTTCTCGGCGTGCCGACCCCGGCCACCGCCCCAACGGTGACCTTTTCTGGCGGGTCTTCCACGACGAATGTGACCCGTGCCTACGTCTACACCTGGGTCAGCGCCTATGGCGAAGAGGGGCCGCCGAGCCCGGCCACGGTCGTGACGAGCAAGGTCGACGCCAGCTTCACGGTGGTGGTGGCGGCGGCGGCCACCAACGACACGAACGCCACTGATCGCAATCTGACGAAGACGCGGGTCTACCGCACCATCACATCGAGCGCCGGCGTTGCCACCTTCTTTTTCGTGGCCGAAATCCCCATCGCTACGTTGAGCTACATCGACACCCAGACCGAAGCCGTCGTAGCCGCGCAGAACCAGCTCCAGTCCACGAATTGGAGCGCACCGCCGGCGGATCTGGCTGGTTGGGTGCTCATGCCGAACGGGATTATCGCCGGATGGCGGAAACAAGAACTGTGGTTTTGCGAACCCTACCGGCCGCACGCGTGGCCGGCCATGTATTCGGTGGCCGTCGAGTTTCCCATCGTTGGGCTCGGCGTCCACAGCCAGAACCTGGTGGTGCTCACGCAGGGTTTCCCGAGTGTGGTGTCGGGCGTCAATCCGGCCTCGATGACGGTGTCCAAACTCGCCAGTTTGGATCCCTGCCTATCACGCGCCGGCATCGTCGCCCGCCAGGACGGCGTGGTTTACCCGAGCCCCAACGGCTTGGTGCTGATCTCACAAGGAGCCGCGACGAACCTGACGTCTGCGCTGATCAGCAAGGACAAATGGCAGAAGTTGGCGCAGCTGCCCACGCTGCGCGCGGCGACTTTCAACAACGCCTACTTCGCCTATGGAGCTGTTCGGCCCGGCGTGTTTAACACGTCGGCGTTCAACACGTCGGCGTTTATGCAGAGCGACTTTACCGGCTCCCACAACGGGATGCTGATCGACACCGCGAACGAGCGTGTCGCGTTCGGCAATCTGTCCAGCGAGCATCCGATGGTGAACGTGTTCAACGACGCGTTCTCCGGGGAACTGCTCTATATCCAAGATGACGTCGTCTACTGGATCGATATCTCTGGGGCACCCGCGGGCGTCTTGCCCTATCTCTGGCGCTCGAAGGAATTTCAGACAGCCTCGGACAAGAACCTCGGCGCGATGAAAGTGTTCTTCAAGATCCCGCTCACGACGCCGAACCAGAACCCCGTGCGCAACGTCGATCCCGTGCAGGTGCTGGCCTCCGACCAATATGGTGTGGTGCGCGTCTACGCCGACGGCGCCCTGTGGATGACGCGCGAGCTGCGCGCCAGTGGAGAGCTGTGGAAGATCCCGTCCGGCAAGACGGCTGACTACTGGCAGGTCGAAGTTGAAGCCCGCGTCGAGGTGACCTCAATCCAGTGGGGCACGTCGGCTAAAGAACTCGCGAAGGTGTAGCCGATGGCAACCTATCCCAGCATCCCGAACCCGACGTCGGCCCCTAACGGCACGATCGACAGCGTGCTTGCCGTCAAGCAGACGATCGAGATCCTCACCAACGTCTCTGGGGACGTCCTCGACTCGGCGGTGACGTGGCGCCAGCTGGTCGCGCTCGGGGTTATCGCGCCAACCGCCGTGCCGAAGAGGGTGGGTGGGCGGTGATCGAATTCGGGAATACCGAGCACGGGATCACGATCGCGAAGGCTATTCCACGGCAGTTCAATCCGGCGGTCGACCCCGTCATCAGCCACACCAGCAACGGCCGGTTACTCGGTGGTTGCATCTACGACGGTTACACTGGCGCGGCCATTTTCATCCATCAGGCAGGTTTCGATAAGCATTGGATGAGCCGCGACATGCTTTGGGCGGCGTTTGACTATCCGTTCAACCAGTTGAAGTGTAGTAAGTTGTGCGGGACTATTCCGTCCACCAATGATGAATTGCTTGCTATTAACAAGCGGCTGGGATTTATAGTTGAAGCAACCATCGAAGGTGCCTACCCGGGCGGGGATATGCTTGTTTTGTCGATGACCCGGGAGCAATGCCCCTGGCTGAAGCTGAAGCCCCGAAATATCCGAGCAGGATCACGATGAGCAGCAACGAAGCCCCGGCTCCTCCCGACTACTCGGCCATCGCCAACTCCTCCGAGAAGGCCGCCGAACTCGCTTACAAGACGTCGCAGGAACAGCTCGACTGGGCGAAGCAGCAGTACGCCGATAACAAGGCGACCTCCGACAAGGTCATCGACAGCTTTCTCGCGACGCAGGACGAAAACGACTCGAACGCGAGGGAAGACCGAGCTCGCTACGAGAGCATCTACCAGCCGCTCGAAGACAAGCTCGCCCAGGAAGCCGACAGCTACGCGTCCGACGGGCGAAAGGATCTTGAGCGCGGCCGCGCCGAAGCCAACGTCTCCCAGAATTTCGAGCTCGCCCGCCAGAACGCCGAGCGCGACCTCGAAGCCTATGGTGTCAACCCGGGCTCGATCCGCACCGGTGCGATCGACACGTCGGCGCGCACGCAGCAGGCCGCCGCGGTCGCCGCCGCCGCCAATCAGTCCGACCAGCAGGTGGACGCCACCGGCCGCGCACTGCGCAGCGAAGCGATCAACGTCGGAAGGGGTTACCCCGGTCAGATCGCGGGCACCTACAACACGGCTTTGCAGGGCGGCCAGGGCGCCGTTAACGCCGGCAACACGACCACGGCGACCGGCGCCAGCACAATGGGCACGGGCACCCAGTGGGCGGGCACGGGCAACCAAGCGCTGGGCACTTGGGGGAACACGCTCAACCAGGGCTACCAGAACCAGCTCGGCCAGTTCAACGCCAACCAGAAGTCCTCCTCCGGCTGGGGCTCGGCGCTCGGTACGGTCGCGGGTCTTGCGACGATGTTTGCGGAGGACGGCGGCGCGGTTCCTGAAGACGGTGGGCCGCAAGGCGCGGTGCCGGCCTCGGCCAGCCCGACCGGTGGCCGCGCCACCGATGATGTTCCGGCGCAACTCACTGCCGGCGAGTTCGTGATCCCGGAGCCGGTCGTCAACTGGTACGGCGAGAAGCATTTTCAGGGCCTGATCGAGAAGGCTGGCAAGGACCGTCAGGCGACGTTGGAGCGCACTGGGGCGGTCCCGGCCATGCGCCCGGCTCGGCAACAGGCCCCCACCTACGTCTCGCAGGGAGCGATCTGATGGGGTTCGGTCAGGAGATCAAGGACTTTCTCGGCGCGGCTCAGGCGGGCCAGAAGCTCGTCAGCTCCATGGACGACCGTGAATACAAGCGTCTGCGCACGAAGCACCTGAAGACGCAGATCGACCTCGCCACGGATCCCGAGACGTTGAAGCTGAACAAGGATCTGCTCCGCGCCCGTGCCAAGAAGCTCCTCCAGGGGGACGTGAACGCGCCCTATCGACAGGAACTTCTCCGCGGCCAGAAACTGCGAAACGATGAGTATGAGCGCAGCCTCAAGCTGCCGGCGGTCGGCGGAACGCCGTCTGGTCTGATCGACAAGGGCAGGGAAGTCGGCGGCCGGCCGGGGCCCCAGAGTGACGCGACGCCCGCCGTGGGTGGGTTCGAGCAAACCGCCATGGCCGACGAACCGGACGATGACGAAGACGATGGGGGGTTCGCTACGCCGGTGATGGCGGCCGCGAACGGCGGCCTCGTCAAGGCGCCGTTCAGCATGATGGCCGTTCACGACGCCGTTCGCGACGGCCTGACCTATCTGGCTAAATCGAAGGGGGAGGACCAGCCCGCCCCCGCGGTGCCGGCCGGGCCGTCGGTTCAGAGTGCGGCGCATGGCGGCAAGATCCAGCACATGGCAGGTGGCGGCCTCGTCGATGACGACGAGCTGCCCGACGACGAACTGCCCGACGAAGTGGCTCCTGCCACGGCGGCCGAGGCCACGACGCCCGAAGAGGAAGACGGCGCGCTGCCGATCAACGCTCACCCGACCGCCGGCCGGCTGCCCGGCATGCCGCGGGTGCCCGCTCGTGTGCAAGCCCAGGGCGCCAATGCCCCAGCGTCCGCGTACACCGTCTCCCAATCGGACATGGCTGAGCTGCGGAAGGTCGTCGACCCCGAAAACAAGTTGAGTGAGGGGCACCGCAACATGAAGGTGCTGACGGCGGTCTACGAGTATCAGCTCGGGCTCGGGAATGTGCGCGGCGCCCAGGAAGCCGCCGCCGGCATCCTCCAGAATTACAAGCGGATGTCGCAGCAATACGCCGCATTCGCCAATGCCGCCGTCGAGAACGGCGAGTACGATGACGCCGCGCGCCTCGCCATGAAGGCGTATGACGCGATCCCCGACGGCCGCGGCATCAAGATCAAGAACAACAACGGCAAGTTCAGCTACGAGATGACCGATGAGGAGACCGGCAAGGTCACCTCGAAAGGCGTCGCCTCGCCGCGCGAACTGGCCGCGATGGCGATGAAGGTCGCCGCCAACGGCTTCGACGAGTTCATCCTGGACGCCGCCGGCCAACGCGCCGCCGCGAAGGGGAAGGGCGCCGTCGGCGACGAGAAGCCGATGAAAATGTCCGACCGCAAGTCGGCCAGCGGCCAGATCGACGCGGTGTTCGACGAGGGCAAGGCCAACAGCCTCAAGGCAGCGATTGCCAAGGGGGCGAAGGGCAAGGACGGTCAGCCCCTCACCGAGGACGACATCCCCGATCCGCCCGATCTTGCTGAGTTGAAATCGGCTGCTTTCGGCATCCTGTCCGACCCGCGCAACACGCGACTGTCTGCCGCGGACGCGGCCCGGGTGAGTGTCGAGATGGCCCATGTGGATCCGGCCGAGGTCAAGGACGTCGACACCCCGCCGCCCGTGGGCTTCCAGGCGAAAAAAGTCGATGGCGGTTACAACGTCGCGTTCAAGGGTGGCCGCTCCGCATTTGTGCCGAGCGGCGCCTATGACCGGCTGACGTTCCTCCGGGCGCAGAAGCTCCGCGCGATCTATGGCGCGCTCCCCACGAAACCCGACGCGGGGCCAGCGAAGCCAGCGAAGCCGGGGACCAGCGAACGGCTCGCCGCCGCCTCTGACAAGCTCGCCCCGGGCGGTATCGCGGGCGCGATCGACAGCCTGTCATCGCGGATCGAAGCCAGGAACGCTGAGCGCAAGAAGCAGGAACGCGAGAACTCCAAGAGCGTGGGCCGGCCCGGCAACTCGTCGCAGGGACTCCCCGTAGTCTATTGAGGAATGGTGATGGTAGACGACACCACGTTGTGGTCCGACCTCTACAACGTTCCCCCTCAGAGCAGCGACAAGTCGACATGGGGTGACGTTGGGCGCCAGATCGGCGCTGGCGCAGCTGAAGTCGGCGCCAGTCTCGCGGCGAGCGCTCGCTATCACACCGAGCGCACCGACTCCTCGTTGGGGGTCTTCACCAACGAAGTGTCGCGGATCTTCCAGGACCACCTCAACGAAACCGGCGAGGACATCCGCAAGGGCATGACGCCGGCCGCGATCGACCGGCTGAGCAAGAACGTCACAGACAGCAAGTTCTGGGAGGCTGACACTATCGGCCTTCAGGCCGCGGGCATGTTGCCGGGCGTCGTCGCGATGGCCGCGGGCGGCGTGCTTGGCTCGTTGGTCGGGAGCCCACAGTTCGGCGTGATCGCAGCGTCGTCTGCACAGGGCGAGGGCGACTATCTCAACACGGTTTACAGGTTCCTCGACGCCAAGTCGGACGACGACCTCAAGAAGACCAACCCCTGGTATCGTCAACAGCGCGCCAGCATGTCCGAGAAGGACGCGCGCGTCGACCTGATGGAAAAAGTCGCCGCGAATGGCGCGGGCATCAACGCGGTGATCGGCGCCGTCTCCGGTCTCGTCAGCCCGGTGAACACCGTCGCCCGTGGTGTCGCCGCCGGAGCCGCTGGCCGTGGTCTGGCCGCGCGTGTTGGTATCAGCGCCGGGGAGAACGCAGCCGTCGAGGGTGTCCAGGAGGGCGCTCTGGAGACGACTGGCCAGCGCGCCGAGATGGAGATCGACCCGACCCGGGAGCAGGAGTTCGACAAGACAAAGATCGCGCTGGCCGCCGCGCAGGGTGCTGTGCTCGGTGGTGGCTTTGGCGCGCTCGGTGGCATTCCGAGCGGGAAGCCGCGCTCGGCCCGCAAACCCGCGGCCGATCCGGTCGCCGAAGCGCCCCCGGCTGATCCGGCGGCTACCCCTGAAGTAACTCAACCCACACCAGCGCCCGCTGATCCGGTGGTGTCGACCGCCGGTCCTGCGCCTAAGGGCAACACGGGCTCGGTGCCGGTGCGTCCGAATGAGAGCGCGCCCGTTGGAGATCCAAACGCCAGCCCGACGCGCTCCGAAACCAGCTATCCGAAGGCCCCCGAGGGCGAGAAGGCGAAGGAGACTTCCAAGCGTCGTGGCAAGAAGGGCGCGCCCGTTGTCGAGACGGTCCCGGTTGTCGGGCCAGACGTGGCGCAGGCCGGTGCGCTCGCCGCCAAGGAGCCCGCGCCGTCACCGCCGCCTGAAGGCCCGCCCGGCGTTCGCCCGGCGCCCGTGCCGGTCCAGAACGAGCCGCCCCGTCCGTCCACCGCTGCCGCAGCCCTCGAAGCCAAGCGCCAATACGAGGCCGCTGGTGAGCCGGCGCGCCCCGAGGTGTCGCCCATCACCCCGGAGCAGACGCCCGAACAGGCGGCCCGCGATGCCCGACGGCAGGACGCTCTGGCGGCCGCCGATCAGGTCCCGACGACACCCCCCGGGCCGCCCGCCCCGGTCATCGAGCCGAAGACCGGGCGGCGCATCCTGGAAGCGATCCAGACACCGGAGGAGAAGGCCCGCGACGAGAGCCTCGCCAAGGCCGACGAGATCAAGCGGGCGGCCGAAGACAGCGCCGCCGCCCGGCGGGCCGCCAAACAGGCGCGCTCCGAGAGCGGTGCGAAGGACCGGAGCCACAAGGGCGCCGAAGTGGTCGACAAGCGTGTCATCGACGACGCGCACACGAAGGAGATTTTCGACGCCCACCCGCCTGTCGATACCGAGCGCGGGGCGCTTGACCCCCGGGTGTCGGTCTCTGTGCCGGCGCGCAAGGAGGTGATGGCGCGTGCAAAAGCCGCCGTCTCCGAGGCCAAAAAGCGCGGCACGAAAATCTTCACTCAACTCAAGGGCGAGAACCAACAGTCGGCGCATACGTCTTGGCTGTCCGAGGCGTATGGCCTGACTAAGGTCAAGGGGTTCACCGGCAAAAAAGCGGACGAAGCCTACCACGCGTTCATCACCCGTGAACTGGAACACCGTGCTGGTTTCACGAAAGAGGCCAACGCCGACCGGTTCGCCGAGGGCGAGGCCGCCAAGGGCGTGAAGAAGGGCGAGGCCGCCGATCAGGCCACCAAGCCCGAGGAGACCTCCGAGAACATCGCCGAGGCCAAGGAGGCGGAGCTCGAGCGGGCTGTTACCGGTGACGTCACCAAGACGGACGTCACGAACGTCGATGTGGGTTCGAGTAATGAGATCGAAGCCCGTGGCGTGGTGAAGTCGCGCGGCGGCGAGGTGCGCGGCGTGTTCGACGAGGAGCGCGCCAAGGAAGTGGCACCCGTCCGCAAGATCGAGCTGACGCCCGAGCAGCAGGCCGCGAAAGACGCGCTCGCCAAGAAGCGCGCTGAACGCGAGGCTGCCAAGACCAAGAAACTTTTCGGGGCTCCACTTCCGAAGGAAGGATTGGCGCCAGCGCACAAATACAAAGATGGCACTATCGCCGTCGGTCACCGTGGTTCGCTGCATGCGGACATTGTCGACGAGCGGTATAAGGGCAACCCCGATCGATATGCTGATATCCAGGACATTGGATTTATCTCACCCGATGGCGAATATCTGGCCCGGGAGCAGGCTATCAAATGGGTCGAGCAGAATGAGGGCACCAAAGTAAAGCCGGGATTTGGCCGGTCGCTCGACGCGAAGGACTATCGCGAACAGGTGGTCCCGAAGACGGCCGCCGCGGTCGCGAAGTCCCTCGCGAAGTCCGCCCCCAAGAAACCCGCCGTGCCCACGCCTGAGCAGGCCAAGGCCGGCAACTACCGCAAGGTCCACGAGAACATCGACGGCGTAGAGTTCACGACCGAGACCGCCAAGGGGCAGGAGCGCAAGGGTGTCGGCGCCGACGGCAAGGACTGGTCGGTGCGCATGCCGTATGACTACGGTTACGCCAAACGGACCACGGGCGCCGACGGGGACCACGTCGACATCGCGCGCGGCCCCGCCGACCCGACCAAGCGGCCCGTGGTGATCATCGACCAGAAGGACCTCAAGACCGGCAAGTTCGACGAGCACAAGGTCCATATCGGCTTCGACGACGTGCGCCACGCCACCGAGGAATACGAGAAGGCGTACTCGGACGGGAAGGGGATCGAGCGCATCGGCGGCGTGAAGGTGCTCACCTGGGACGAGTTCAAGACGTGGCTCAAAGAGGGCGATACCACCAAAGCTGTCGCCAAGCAGGACGTCGATATCTTGGCGCTCGACTCTCGCTCCACCGGGCGCCAGCTGGTCGACAACCTCGCTGAAGGCGTCAACCAACAGTACGCGACCACCGCCGGGGAATTACTCAAAAGTCTGGACTTCAGCGGCTTCAAGAGCGTGCCGAAGCTCCTTGGTCCGTTCATCCAGCGCCGGTTGATGGAGGTGATCCACGGCGTCAAGGTCTATGTCGTGTCGCCCGACGTCATGCACAACGCGTCCGAGGCGTACTTCAAGGAGCACGGCGCTCGCCCAGCGGCGTTCTACTCGCCGTCCTACGACGCGATCTGGATTGACGTCGGTTCGCTCACGGACAGGAACGCCGCGGCCCACGTCGTGCTGCACGAAGCCATGCACGCGGCTGTCCACAAATACCTGGCGGCCAACAAACGCGCCCAAGAGCATGTCGGCCTCCTGATGGCCGAAGTGCGTCGCTTCGTAGAGCTCAACCCCGAGCACGCCAAGACGATGAGGTATGGCCTCACGAACGAACACGAGTTTCTGTCCGAGGCGATGTCCAATCCGGCGTTCCAGGACGTGCTTGCGCGCATCGACATGACACCGGCGCTCGCTCGACTGCTCGGCCTGAACACCCGGAGAAATCTCTCGCTGTGGAACGGCGTCGTCAACAAGGTCCGCGAATGGCTCGGCGTGCCGAAGGACGGCTACGCCCTCATCGAAGGCGCCATGCGCGTCACCGAACACCTTCTCGACCAGCGCCGGCGGGACATGGTCGCCGAGCGCACGCTCCGCCCGGTCGACTCCACCGGTGCCATGCACGACATCCACCCGCTCGATGCGGCCGCGCTCAAGAAGCAAGTCGGGGAGTGGGCTGGGACGGCGCATATCAACGTCGGCGCGCGTCTGCGCGCTATCAAGAACCAACTCAGCACTTTCCGGATGCTGGTCGACCGCGCCGGCGACAAGCTCGGGCCCGGGGCGCAGCGCCTCCTCAGCGCCGTGGCGCGGATGCACCGCGAGGCGAGCGAGATCCTCCACGCCGAAGGCGGCCTCAAGCTGATCCAGGACGTCGCCAAGTTCGCGCGCGAGAGCCCCGCGGAGTTCGCTCGTGCCGCCGAGCTGATGTTCGACGCCAGCACTATGCGAGTGGCGCTGGGCAAGAACGCGGACAACTCCCACTTCGGCAAGGACAAGCTGGACTATGTCCAGTCGAAGGCGCGGCTTCCTGCGTTGCAGGCCGAGTTCGACGCGCTCAGTCCTCGCGCGCAGGAGCTGCTCACACGGACCGCGAAGTTCTTCTCCGACATGCACGACAAGATGTCGCTGGAACTGATCCGGAACGTCCTCCGCGCCGCCGGCAAGGACGAGCCTGGGCTCGCCGAGCGCATCCACTCGATCGGCCTCTCGGAGGATGAGAAGAAGTTGTTCGAGACGAACAGCCCGGTGCTGGCGATCGACGAGGCGCGCAGCCTCAAGAAGGTCAAGGGCTGGTATGTTCCGTTCCGCCGCTACGGCGAGCACCTCGTCACGGGCAAATACGACTTTGCTACGCCGGCGGGGGCGACCCGGATCGACGAGAGCACCGTCCAGTTCCTCAACCCCAAGAGCAACGCGCAGACCCGGCGCGACGCCAAGGCGTTCGCGGCCGGTAGCGACCTCACGCACCTCTCGACCAAACGGGTGTGGGTAGATGTCAACGACCCGACGAAGATCGTCGACAGCACCGACGTCAACGCCAAGATCGCCTACCGCGTCACGTTGCAGACGCAGCACATGTCGGCGTATGGCGACGAGGCCGGCGCCCGCGCCGCGCTCAAGGAGCTTCAGGTCGACGCCGACTTCAAAGAGGGCGCGGTTCGCTTGCGCCGTAACGCGCTCGGCCGTGACAGCGGTGGCCTGATCGCGGGCGACCTCGCGAGCGTGCTCCACCAGCTGGAGAAGCAAGAGCGCTTCAAGGGCATGAGCGCGACCGAGCAGAGCTCACTTCGCCAGGCGCTCACCGAGGCGACGATCCGGGCGACCGGCAGCACGCGGCTCACGCGCCGCCTTCAGAACCGGCGCGTCGAGGGCATGTCCGAGGACCTTGGGCGTGTCGTCGCCGAGTCGGCCGGGCAGGACGCTCGCACTCTCGCTCGCCTGCGGTTCCAGCCGGAGATCGACAAGGCGTTCAAGTCGATCGACGAGCACATCTCGGCAAACAAGTACGACAAGGACAGCGTGAAGCGCGACGAGTTCCGCAACGCGCTGGACAGCTTCCTTCACGAGAAGCCGAGCGGGCCGCCGACGGTTACCTCGAAGGTAGTCGCACGCCTCCTCCAGATCTCACGGCTCGACAAGCTGGCTGGCGTCAGCTTCCATTTGGTGAACGCCCAGGAGCCTTGGACCACTTCACTGCCGGTGATCGCCGGCCGCCATGGTCTGGCGCAGACGACCCGGGCGCTCGCTGAAGCCTATAACCTGATCGGCGCGCGCGGCGGTGTGGCTGCTGGCCTCAAGGACACCGCCAAGGCGTTCAACGCCGACGCCGGCTTCACTGACTACGTGGCGCGGTTCCAGGACAACATCCGGAACTCGAAGGCGCTCGGCCCCGACCGGAAAGCGCGGCTGATCGCGGCGCTGGATCATGTGAAGTCCCGTGGTTTGATGTCGGACGAGGCGATCTTCGAAGTGACGAAGCACTCCGACCCGTCGACCGGCGCACCCGGCCGGGCGCTTGACCGTGCCGACCTGATGGCGAACCAGATGGGCACCGCCATCGAGGCGATCAACCGCTCCGTGACCGCGCTCGCTGCCGCCGACCTGGAGTACCGCCGGACGAAGAACGTCGAGTTGGCGAACAACTATGCCCGTCACACCACCGAAGTCACGATGGGCGACTACTCGCAGTGGAACGCCCCTGGCTTCATGAAGAACCACCCGATCGGGCAGCTGGCGTTTCAGTTTAAGAAGTTCGGCTTCAAGACGTACTACCTGCTGGGCAAGACGCTCGGAGGCGCCCTCCGCGGCGATCGCGAGGCAATGAAGCAGTTCGGTGGTCTGATGGTCACGCACGCCATGGTCGCCGGCGCTCTCGGCTTGCCGCTGGAGCCGTTCAAGGTTGCGCTGATGGCGGCCGGATGGTTTGGCGCCACAAGTTACAGCTGGGAGGACGTCCAGAACTTCATCCGTGCCCAAGCGGCGGGTCTGCTCGGCAAGAAGGGCGGTGAGGTGTTCTCGCACGGGCTCTACCGGGCGGTCGGCGTGGACGTGTCCAGCCGCATTGGGCTCGACAGTCTGATGACGGGCTTCTCGCCGAAGGGCACCAAGATCGACGACATCAAGGGCTATCTGTTCGACACCGCCGCCGGCGCCCCCACAGCGCTTCTGCTCGACTTGTTCCGCGCCACCCAGGCGGTCCGGGATGGGAACTACGGCAAGGCGTTGGAGCTGGCGATCCCGATCAAAGCGGCGAGCGACCTGATCAAGGCCGGTAACGGGCTTGCGGGGCCGACTACCAACGCCAGCGGGCGCGAGAAACTCCCGGCACTGAGCTACGGCCAGGCTGCGATCCAAGCGCTCGGGTTCGCGCCGGCGGCACGCGCCGAAGCCGGTGTACGCCGCGCCACCGTACAGCGCCAGACGGCGGCCCAATCGAAAGAGCGCATCACCTTCGAGACGAAGTGGCACATGGCGACCCCCAATGAGCGAGCCCGGATGTGGGGCGAGATCGAGCGCTGGAACCGGCTGCGCCCGAAGGACGCCCAACTCACCCGCGCGCAGCTGGAGAGCTACTCGAAGTCGCGCGGCAAGGAGCTGCTCAAGACGCAAGCCGGCGTGAAGGTCACGAAGCAGAACAAGGCGTTCGTGGATCGAGCCGAAGCCTACAACTACTGAGAACGCTGATGCCGGCGCTCCAGGAGTACGACCGCGAGGAGTTCTGGGATGTCTGCCGTCGGTTGCGGCCGGACATCACACGCGAGCAATACGAGCTGATGTGGGACGAGTTCGCGGACTTGAAGCGCGCGACCGAGCGCAAGCGGAGGATGCACTGATGCCGGCCGGAGTTCGCGACCCCAGCTCACACCGAACGCCCGAGCAGATGCGCAGGCTCGACCGCGGCTACAATGCGACCCCAGAAATGCGTCGCCGGCGCTCCGAGAACAACAAGGCGCGGAGCATGCTGGGCTTGAAGAAGGGCGACCCCCGGGATGCCGGCCACGTCAAAATGCTCGACCACGGCGGAAAGACAGTGAGGTCCAACCTGGAGCCGCAGTCGAGGCACCTGAACCGCGGCTGGCGGCGAGACGCCTAA